TCCAGCTACAGAAGTTAAAGCATCTCTCTCTGCGGTTGTATAAGATTTTAATTGTAAAGAATTATCCATTGCGACATTATTACCGCTTCTTGTTTCTATGTTATCTACTTTTAATCTACTCATATTATCCTAACTAAAACTGATTGTTCCTGTTCCTGCTGTAAATATTTCATATTTAAAACCTGTTGAAGTTGCACTTGATGAAGTTAAACCTGCTCCAATAGAAATAGTATAAGTATTTGGATATTTTATTATTACAACTCCAGAACCACCTGCACCTGATGTAAAAGCACCTCCACCACCAGAGCCTCCACCACCACCTGTGTTAGCTGTTCCTGAAACACCTGCATTTGATGAGCCACCTCCTGTGCCTCCACCTCCTGTGCCTCCTGCACCACCAGAAGCTCCATTATTATCTCCACCACCACCACCTCCTGCATAATAAACATCAGTAGAAACTACTTGTCCAACAGAAGCAGATGTTGCTTGAGTTGAATCAATTATATTAGAAATAACTCCAATTCCTCCTGCTCCACCATCACTTCCAGAAGTTACACTTGTTCCAGCAGCTCCTGCACCTCCTCCACCACCACCTGTGTTAGATTGAGTAGAGCCTCCACCAGAAAAACCCTGATTTGTCATTCCTGCACCACCATTACCTGTAGTACCACAACCTCCGCCACCAGAGCCACCAAATTTTCCATTTAAATCCCCAGCAGCTTCTGCACCACCTCCACCACCAACTGAGGTAATAGAAGCAAAAATACTACAAGTTCCATTATATCCCTTAACAACATTAGGAGTTTCTGATGCACCACCTGCACCAACTAAAACTGTATAATTAACTCCTGTATCTAAAAATATTGAACTTTCTAAAGAACCTCCACCACCAGTATTCCCTACAGTTGAACGAAGTCCTCCAGCACCACCACCACCAGTTCCATTAGTTCCACCAGAACCACCACCTGCTACTACTAAATAATCTATTTCTATTGGACTACTTAAAGCAACCCAAGCAGAACCATTATAAATTTCTGGTATATTGTCAGTAGAATTATAAATCATATCTCCAGCAACAGAAGTTAAAGCATCTCTTTGAGCAGTTGTATATGACTTTAATCCAAGTGCATTATCTATAGCTACATTGTTTTGGTCATTTGTTGAAATCTTATTTGTTTTTAATTCACTCATATTATTTTCACATTTCCAGTTCCACCTGTTATTGTAACAACTGTATCAGAACCATCTGTAGTAGAAGAAGTTATTAAACCTGCTCCTACAGCTAAACTTCCTGTAGAAGTTGTATATCTTAAAATTATTACACCGCTACCACCATTTCCACCAGCTTGTATACCACCATTGACAGAACCACCACCGCCTCCAGAACCTGTGTTTACTGTAGCAGCAGCACCTGTATTTCCACCATTTCCACCACCACCAGAACCTCCAGAACCAGCACCAGATTGTAGGTCATATACAGAACCACCACCTCCACCTGCTCTAGTTACACTAGAACCTGTGATAGATGAAGCTACACCTGTACCACCATTACCAGCAGCAGAACCAGAACCATTACCTCCAACAGCACCTGCTCCACCACCGCCACCAGTACCATATCTTGAAGCAGTATAAGTACCATTACCACCTGCATAACCTTGATTAGCTGTTCCTACACCACCACTTGTAGCACTTGGTTGCCTAGAACCTCCACCACCAGAACCACCATCCAGACCTGTATTTTGTAAACCACTACCAGCAACACCACCTCCACCACCTCCAACTGAAGTAACAGAACTAAATATTGAATTACTACCACTATTTGTGTATGGAGATGAATTTGTACCAGAACCTCCAGCTCCTATTGTTACTGAATAATCAGTATTTTTATTTAAAGTTAAAGATGTTTCTGATGAACCTCCACCACCAGATGTTTCAGAGTTATATGAATTTCTATAACCACCAGCTCCTCCTCCACCACCATCTGCACCACCAGAACCACCACCAGCAATTACTAAATAGTGCATTGTAAAACTACTTGTATCAAGACCTAAACTTTCCCAAGATGAACCATTATATACCTGTGCTCTGTTATCTGTACTATTGTATATAATATCCCCAGCAGCACTCGTAAGTGCATCTCTTTCTGCTGTAGTGTATGACTTTAAATTTAAAGCATCATCAATAGAAACATTATTACCAGAGTATTTACCTATAGAGTTTGTTTCTAGTGTAGACATTATAAATCATTCCAGCTTGTCCCATTATAAAATTGTACTTTATTAGTTGTACTATTATAGATTACATCTCCAGCAGAAGAAGTTAATAAATCTCTATCTGAAGTTGTATAGGATTTTACATTTATAGGACATTGCATTGCAATATTATTTCCTGTAGATGTAGCTATAGTATTTACTTTTAATGTCGCCATTATATAATCACCATTGTCCCGTTATTTGTTACTGTGCCAGTAATAGTTACTGGTCCTGCTAATAATGTTCCTTCGTCAGAAGGTATTGTAAAAGTTGCAGCTTGTGTTTGATTATGTCTAAACATACCGCCATTTGTTGTTAAAGCGATACCACCTGCATCTTGCACAGCAACCTCTGTTCCTGCAACATCATATCTAATTTTATCTTCATCAACGCCACCTTCATCTACTTGTATTTTAGTATCATTATCTGCGTCTAAAATAGCATCTGAAGATACTGATACAGTTGCATCTATTGCACCATCACCTGCGTCATCGTATGCAAAAGATATACCTGTATGAGTACCGTTAGTAACAAGCATATCACCAACAATATCTTCAATATTTTCTGTTGTATTACCTACTACTTCCCAAGAAGAACCATTATATATTTTAATTTTATTGTCGGTAGAATTGTATATCATCTCCCCTTCAGTTGTACCTGTAGGGTCAGAACTATGTACTGGAAGCAATACTGTATCAGAGTTAGTAAACTCTGCTAAACCATCTGTATCTCCAGCAGTTCTTGTTACATGTAATAATCTATAAGTTGCCATATTAACTCCAGCTTACATTTCCTGTACCAGCAGTTATTGTTGCTACTGTATCTGAACCATCAGAAGCAGTAGTTAAAGATAAACCTGTTTGTGATATTGTGTAAGTATTTGGATAACGAAGTATAACTAATCCAGAGCCACCACTAGCACCAAAATTTGTACTATTAGCAGAAGCTCCACCTCCACCACCTGTATTAGCAGTTCCAGCAGTAGGTGTTCCTCCATCACTACCAGCTCCACCTCCACCTGTTCCACCAGAGCCACCAGCAGTTGTTCCAGCACCTCCACCACCACCTGCTCTTGTTGCAGAACTACCAGTTATAGAAGATGCTTTACCTGCACCACCTGCACCACCAGTTCCAGATGAACCATTAGAACCAGCAGCACCAGCTCCACCTCCACCTCCACCTGCATTAGGTGCTGTAGCAGCAGTACCAGTCCAGTTTCCACCATTACTTCCTTGTGCATATAAACCAGCAGCTCCATCACCACCAGAACCACCATCTGGATTATATCGTGGTCCTCCTCCACCACCAGAACCACCCCTTCTTGCAGCAGGAAATGATTTTGCACCACCTCCACCACCAAAAGCATATAAAGAACCTACATAACTTGGGAAACCATCATTTGATGAACTAAAATCGTGATTATTTCCTGTTCCTCCTGCACCTATAGTTACTGGATAATTAGTAGATGGAATAACATAAAAAGAATTTAAAGTTACAGAGCCACCACCAGAAGTTTCAGAATTAAATTTACATAAGTAACCACCTGCTCCACCACCACCAGATGCTTCTACACCTGAACCAGAAGCACCATATCCACCTGCTCCTCCACCAGCAATAATTAAATATTCTAATTCAAAAACATTACCACCAGATTGCCAAGATGTACCATTGTAATGTTCTACTTGTCCAGTAGTTGAATTATATATAATATCTCCAGTAGTTGAAGTCAAAGCATCTCTTTCTACTGTGGTATAAGATTTTAAATTTAAAGCGTTATCCATAGCAACGCTATTACCTGTGCTTTTTTCTATGCTGTCTACTTGTAATCTACTCATTCTGTTCCTTCTGGTTTAAAATAATTTTCTGGGTCATAAGGACTATTAATAATATCCTCCAGACTTTTCTCTATTTCATTATAATCGATATTATTTTCCTCCATAGCTTATAATACCACCAAACTTCCTTGAACATCTACAGTTCCTTGTATATCTAAAGGACCAGCAGCAACAGTTCCTTCTGTTGAAGCGATTGTAAATGTTTCATTTGAATCCATTGTTAATTGATGTGTAAAGAAACCACCTCTAGCTGACATAGAAACATTATTATCTATTGTTAATCTTTCTTGCCCATCAGTATCTACTCTAATAATATCTTCATCTGATGATTCTTCTACTTGAATTTTTGTATCATTATCAGCGTCAGTTATTGAATTAGAGCTTAAACTTCCTACAGCAGTGTCTACATAAGCAGTAGTAGCTACATTAGTTGAGTTATCGCCTTGTGTTTGAGTTGCAGCTTTAAGAGATGCTTCAGTAAGAGTTAAGCTAGAAGAAGCTGAACCATCTGTTGCAGTTGTACCAGCTACCCAAGCATCTTCTGATTCATCCCAAACAAATGCTGCATTATCTCCAGTAGAACCTCTTTCTACTATCATTCCAGCATCTGTGGTCAATTCAGTACCATCAGCATTTAATTCAAATAATGTATCCGTTACTTTTAATTCATTAGCTTGTACAGAGTTACCAGTAACAGTTAAGTTAGTTATTGTTACACCAGAACTTGTTGCAGTTAATACATCTGTACCACCAGCTTTAATATAAACTGTATCGTTATCTGTAGTTCTTTCTACTTCTATAGAAGTATCAGCATCATTATCAGCGAAAGCTGTAACTGCTTGTTGTGTTGAACCTAGTTGAATATTATCTGTAGTTCCATCGAAAGATGTAAATGGTATTGCACCAGCTACTGTTATATCTGATAATGTTATAGGGTCAGAAGTAGAACCAGCAAGTATAACTGGAAGACTTCCTCCACCACCACCAGAAGAAGTAAATGTTATTGTATCTGTACTTGCATCTGTGGTAATAGTCATACCTGTTCCAGCTGCAAGTGTTAAGGTATCTGTTTCAGAATCAGCTACAACATTTGATTGCCCAGAAACTGCTAAGGTTGAGAAAGCATTTGCTGCACCACCAGTTGCGGCTATTGTAATTGTATCTGTTGAAGCATCAGTAGTAAGAGTAATATTTGCACCAGCAGCAAAGTTAAGTGTATCTGTTGTACTATCTGGAACAACATCTGATTGTCCAGAAACTGCTATTGTTTGGAAATAATTAGTAGATGAAGCTACAGTACCCGGTTCAAATTCACTATTAGCAGCATTCCATACAAGTGCTTGTCCATCAGTAGGAGCAGCTGTTGTTATATCTACATCTGATAAATCTCCTATACTTGCAGCAGCAATTCTTGCGTCTGCTCTAGCATCTGTATAATAAAGATTTGTACCTTCTGTTAAATCTGTTGTAGTTTTTCCACTAAAGTCTGTATCAAATAATGAAGATGAATAATAAAGGTTAGTTGAACCTTCTGTTAAATTATCAGTTGTTTTTGTAGCTAATTGTGTATCAAATGTTGTATTAAAACTAGCAGTAACAGCTTGATTAGAAGCATTACCTATAAAAATATCTCCATCATCTAAGTTAGGTACTGCGTTACTTCTACCAGCACCTTGAACAAATATTGCACCATCTGTTGCGTGGCTTCTTGTTACCTTTGCAATCTTTTGTAGTGAAGCTGTTTCGCCAGTTGGAGCTGTATTTGTTAATATTCCAGTTGTAGATACATACAATTCATCACCCACTGAGAATGAGGAAGTGTCTAAACCTACAAATTTACCAAAAGTTAATATTGATACTGCTGAATTATTAGTAGCTGAAGCAGTTGTTATACCAATTGCTGGCATTGTTCCAGAACCATCTGCATCTGCTGGTGCTACTGTAAATTCTGTTCCAGAACCAGATTGTCCAGATATATACACTGGTACACCTGCACCAATTGTAGAACCTGTTTCATTCTTACCAGATAGTATTATTGCACCATCAATATCTCCTGTTACATCACCTGTAACATTTCCAGTTAAGTTTCCAATAAATGTTTGAGCAACTAAGTCGTAAGCACCTACTGTCCATCTGTCATTGGCTTCATCCCACAAGAAAGATACATTAGTACTTGTACCTCTTTCAATTTCAATACCACCATTCTGTGAAGGTGTTCCTGTTTCGTTTGAATTAAGAAGTATTGTGTTATCAGCTAAATTAATTGTTTCAGTATTAACAGTAGTTGTTGTTCCAGAAACAGTTAAGTTACCTGTAACAGTCAAATCATTTCCTATTGTTACATCACTTGGTAATCCTATGGTTAATGAATCACCGCTAACAAGTACTTCTACTTCATTAGTTGTTCCATTAAATGTTAAAGTATCTGAATCAATAATTGTTGAAGTGTTAGAACCATCAGATATTGTAAAGCTGGACATATTACCAACACCAACAGCACTATTTTCCCATTGCCCTGTTGAAGAGTTATAAACTAATGCTTCTCCATTTGAAGGGCTAGAAATTGTTGTATCTGTTAATGCAGATAATGTACTTGAAATATTACCCGGTTCCCAAACACTGTTTACACTATCCCAAACAAGAGCTTGACCATTTGTAGGAGCAACACTTGAAGTATCTACATCGGATAGTTCATCAATACTAAGTGAATTAATGTTTTCTAAATATGTACCTAAATCTGTTATTTGAGATTCAGTAATACTTAATGCTGCTTCGTGCTGTGTAACAGATGTTTGTGTAATATTTGCGTCTGGTACATTTGCCCAAGTAACTGCGGCAGTTAAATCATTAGTTTCTGTAAAACTTGTTAAATATCCAGCAGCTGAATGGTCTCCCCATCCATAAGCAGTATCCCAGTTTGTAGAGTTATTAGTTGTTGTGTACCAACTAGAAGCTGTATATATTGGGTCTGTTTCTGTATAGCTTGTTAAGTAACCAGCTGAAGCATGGTCACCCCAACTATATGCTGTATCCCATTGACCGACTTTTGTATCGGTAATAACATTAACACCCATATCAATAGTGTTACCGTTAGCATCAAGAGTTCCACCTAATTGAGGTGTTAAGTCTTCTACTAAGTTTTCTAAGAAATTGCTTGTAAATGTTATTTGAGATTCGTTTATTGCTAAAGCAGCTTGATGTTGAGTTACAGAACTTTGTGTAATGTTAGCGTCTGGAACATTAGCCCAAGTTACAGCAGCTGTTAAATCATTTGTTTCAACAGTTAAGTAAGATTGTAAGTCGGATATCTGACTTTCTGTAATTGTAAGTGCAGCTTCGTGTTGTGTAACAGCACTTTCAGTAACAGTTGTAGATAAAGCTACTGCACCTGTACCATCAAAGCTAATTGCTGTTGCGGTTACATCACCAGTTAAAGAAAAGTTTTGTGCAGAAGCTAAAGAAGTTGCTGTATCTGCATTACCAGTTAACGCACCAGTAATATCACCTTCAATGTTGGCTACTAATGTAGCTTTTGTATAAGAAGCATCAGCTGTATCTACAGTACCTGTTGGTTCTACAGTTAAGCTATCAAATAATTTAAATTTATTTTGACCTACACCTGGGTCCCAATGTAAACCTACATATTTAGTTGTTGAAGATTGAACAACTTTACCATATATACCAATGTCAGTTGAATTTCCAGTGTTTCCACTAGCTAACTTAATCATATTTTCTTCAGTAGAAACTGTGTCAGTATTTAGTGTTGTAGTTGTTCCTTGTACTGTTAAGTCTCCTGTAACTACTAAATCATTAGAAACTGTCATAGTTGTAGCTGTTATGTCATCAGAGTTCAATACTCCATCAACAGTTACATTATTAAATGTTACATTGTCAGTTGTTCCTACTGCTTGTCCTATTGATATAACACCAGAGGAGAAACTAACACCTGTTCCACCAGATAAATATGCCTCGACATCTGAATCAGCGTACTGTGTAATTGTTGTAGCTATAACACCTGCACCAGAAACTGTAATACCAGTTCCTCCAGATATGTGTGCTAATACTTCAGCTTGGCTTGGTCCTGTATAAGTAATAACACCTGTTGTGTTGTCGTAACTTAAAGAACCATCACCGCCACTATCTGTTACTGAGATATCTGTTAAATCTATATAGTTAGCATTATTAGTAAGCTCTGTAATGTTATCGCCAGATTGTAAAGCACTATCAGCTAATGTTCCTTGTGCTGATGTAGCAAATCCTGTGCTATCAATACCATCTAAAGTATCTGCATCTACATTAAGTGCATCAATAAATGCTTTATCTACTCTTGTATCTATAGCAGAATTTGCTCTTGTATCTGTGTAATAAATATTTGTAGAACCTTCAGATAGGTCATCTGTATCAGCAGCTGCTAACTTAGTATCAAAATCTGTATTAGCTCTTGCTGTTGTGTAATAAAGATTTGTACCTTCTGTTAAATCTGTTGTACTTTTTCCTGCAAAGCTTGTATCAAATCTACCTTCTGTATAAAAAAGATTTGTTGTTCCCTCTACTAAGTCATCAGTATCAAACTCAGTAAAGTCAATAGATAATGCTAACGTATTGGCTGCATCATCATAAGTAGCTGTAATTCCTGTACCACCACTAAATAAACCTTGTACATTATCTTGTAATGATTCAACTATTTCTGTTAAGTCAACACTTAAGGTAAGTTGATTACCAGCATCATCATAGCTAACATCAATACCTTCAGTATTAGCATCTACTAATAGTGCAGATATTCTGTCATCTACTCTTTCGTCTGTAAAGAAAAGATTAGAACCTTCTGTAATAGAACCAGTATCAAATTCAGAAAAGTCTATGGCCAGTTCTAATTGATTACTTGCATCGTTATAAGTTGCAGAAACACCAGTTCCTCCAACAAACAGTCCTTCTACATTGTCTTGTAGTGATTCAATTATTTCTGATAAATCAGTTGATATTGTTAAAGAGTTGGATACATCATCATAACTTATATCTATTCCAGAAGTTGTAGAATCAATAAGTAACGCAGCTACTCTATCGTCTACTCTTTCATTTGTAAAATATAAATTAGTTGCACCTTCAGTTAAATCGTCAGTATCGAAGTTTGAAATGGAAGATATAGTACCAGTGACGTTACCTTCTAAGTTTGCGACTATTGTTCCTGCTGTACCTGAAAATGTTTCAGCTGCATTTATAGCATCAGGTATAAAAGTAAATTTACCAGTGCTATCATCAAAACCAAAGAAACCTAATTTAGAACCTGTCCCATCATGCCACCTAAATTCAATACCTCTATCTTTATTGTCATCAGCAGCTAATTCTGCATCACCACCAAGAGTAAATATTGGGTCGTCTATTGTTACAGTTGTAGAGTTTACAGTTGTTGTTGTTCCGTCAACTGTTAAGTTTCCACCAATTGTTACATTACCACTAGTAATAAGACCAGTAAACGTTGGAGTATCTCCAGTACCTAATCCTACCCCAGAAAGTAATTCAGCTAAACTTGCATAAGAACCGCCAGTTCCACCATCATCTAAGCCGATGAAGTCATCAGCTTGAAACTCAGCAAAACCTATGGGGTTATTGCTACCGTCATAATTAACTCTTACTGGTGTTTTTTCTGCCATTATTCAGCTACTTCCATATCTAATATTTGGTCGGTTCCTGAGGAATTTACTAATGTTAATTGTAGCGTACTGTTATCGGATTTCGCTGGCATTAATATATCGGAAGTTGTACCATCACTTTGCAATAAAGGTAAACTTCTCGTGCTAACACCTACATATCCCCCACTTCCAGAAACTGGGTCTGAAGTAGCTACATTAAAAAATTTATTGCGCAAAGGCATTCCTTGTGCAATTCCTGCCTCATTCACAAGAGGAACTTTACTTGCCATAGAAAATGTTTTAGGAGTATTAGTTACAACTTTTACTTGATTCTGTGTATTGTCTGTTGTAATTGTTACTTTATCTCTATTACTGTCATATCTACTATCTAAAGAAGTATCATCTTCAGATTCAAATGATAAAGTATCAGAAGCAGAACTTGCCGATAAAGTATTTTGATTAGTACTTGAAACAGCTGTAAACGCATTCTGATTTAATTCACCATCAGTGTTTGCATTGATTGTTATTGAATCAGCAGCCGTATCTACAGTAAATGACACATTAGTACCAGCATTTAAGGTTAATGTGTCTGTAGAACTGTCAGCAACTATCTCCTGACTATCAACTAAAAACTTTCTGAATGCCTCTCGGCCTGTATTTGTTGATGTATTTGTAATGGTTATAGTATCTGTACTAGCATCTGTTGTTACAGATATGCCTGTACCAGCTGCGATATTTAGTGTATCACCAGCTTGGTCTGCTTCAATATCAGACTGTCCTGATACAGAAAGTGTTTTAAAACCGCTCTCTTGTGTAATAGGGGAAGACCAAGAGATATTACCAAAACCATCTGTAGTTAATACTTGTCCTGATGCACCTGTATTTCCATTAATTAAAAGCTTTGCAGATAAGATATCAAGAGCACCATCTGTTGTTATTTGTAATCTCTCTGTATCATCAACACCAAATATAAGTTTCTTACTTGCACTTGTATTGATTACTAATGTTCCATCAGAAACAATTGATTGACCATCTAAGGCTAGGGTATGTTCGGAATCTATTAATTGGAGTACAGCATTACTTATTGCGTATCCATAAGAACCATCGAGAATATGTTCGGCGAGAGCGTCGCCTGACATTTGGCTGCTAGATGTATGCGTTTGTATAACAGCCAATTTATCCTACTCCTGGTATCTCACTTCCAAATGTTCCTCCCAATTGTTTGTATAAAAACTCCATTCTTCCTATTTCTGCTTTCACTTCTTGTACTGCTGACCACCACTCAGTGTACTCAGCATGGTTTTCATCTAGCCTGTCAACCATTAATGCAAAATGCTCTCTTTCTAAATCTTCAATTCTTCTTAGAACATAAGCTATTTTGTAATTATGGTCGATAAACTTATAAGATATATTTAGTTCGTCTTTTTTTTGATTATCTTCAGGCATTACTAACCTTCTAGTTCAACATAAGTTGCTTCAAGTGCATCTATTTCAGCTTGTTTAGCAGCTATGTTTGCTTGCCATTCATCATAATTAGAATCAGACTCTGTATAATTTTTTAATTCTAAATCAAATAAATCAAGTCTCAATATTCTTATTTTTTCAGATAAATGATTTAATTTATCTTGGTTGCTTAAATTTGGCATTATCCCTCCAACGCTTCGATTCTAGCAGTTAAATCTGAAATCTGTGTGCTTAGTTCTTGTACTGCTTTTACTAATGGACCTATCAATTGGTCATAATCCATAAAGTATCTATCAATTGTCGAATCGTGATTTACTAATCTATAATCATCTAATGCTATTTGTTCATTAACATCTTGTGCTACAAATCCAAAATAGTATTCATTACTAGGGTCTAAAGGAACAGTTTGTTCAGTTCTAATACAAGTACCTTCACCTTCTGTTTCACAATAATTACAAAGAGCATTTGGGTCTGAAGAACTGTCGCCACTTTCTCCACATACATAAACTGTTTCTGTGCCTAATTTATATTTTTTAGGACTTAATGTATTTATAAAATCTAATCCGTAATCTATATCTGCAATATCTGTTTTGAATCTTTCATCAGAACTTGTTACTTGACCAGATGTTAACCAAAGAGAAGTCCATCTTTGTCCAGCAGTTCCTAAAGAATATGAATTGTTTGAACGAGGATTTACATTATAAGCATTAAAATTACCTAAGCTAAATGTATTAGTTGAAGAAGTAGTAGCAGACCAAGTAAAAGTATTTCCACTTCTTGATAGTCCAGAAAATAAACCGAAAAATGTACCAGATGTAGAAAAACTTATCGATGGACCAGTAGCTGTTCCAGCAAATGATATATCTGTTAATGCTGAAGTAACGAAACCACTATGACTGTGGTCACTCTCATTTACATACCTTGCGTCACCCTCTGATTCAGTTAAATATTCTGAAGGTATAGAAGTCAAAAAACCGCTATGACTATGGTCTGTTTCGTTAACATATCTTGAGTCAGCTGTAGATTGAGTAAGAAAACTTGTATGGTCACTATCTGGATGTGTACCACCAGCAGTAACCCACTCAAGACCATTTGCTGTTTTACCTAATACTTCACCATTTGAACCTACACCACCATATACACTTATATTTGAAGCATCTATGTGTAAGTAGGAATCATTTGACTCTGTATGTAATATATTATTTAAGCCATTTGTTAAATATAAAGAGGATTTACTACCAAGAAAATCATTTTCTACATAAAAACCTGCATCAGTACCACCACTTGGATTATATGCTTGTTCTAAATAAAGAGATGGATTAGAAGAACTACCGCTTGCGTTTATTGCTAATTGGTCTTGAATACTCACATAGTTGGTAGAACTTATAAGATTTAAACCTGTAGTTGTATTATTGTATATAAAAGAATTTCCTAAAGATATAACATCATTACCACCGCCAGTAGGTGTAGTGCTTCTAGAAGGTAATCTAATAGTTATTGAATTAAATTCTGCATCACCATCTGCATCTATTGCCCATCCAGATGAACCAGCAGTATAGTTTCCTGATATTGTTCCATTGTCATATAAAGTTATATATTGACCACTACCATTTTCTGCTCTTAAATAATTAGAGCTTATTTCCCAACCACCTATTTCTCCAGATGTAGCTGTTATTGCTCCTGCATTAGATACTTGAAATGGAGCTGAACCAATGCTTCCTGCACCGAGCCACATATTTCCATCAGTATCTACATGAAAACTTGTACTATCACTTCCACCAATATCAATAGTTCCGCCAGAAATATTTGAACCAGATAAATCACCAGTAAATGTACCACTAGCACCAGAAATATCTCCACTAAAGTCTCCTCCAGCTGCACTCAAATCTCCAGAGAACGTACCTCCAGCACCACTTAAGTCACCTGAGAATGTTCCTCCTGCTGCACTTAAATCACCTGAGAATGTTCCACTAGCACCTGTGATATCTCCTCTAAAGTTTCCTGATTCAAATTCAGCTGTACCATCAGCATCTATTTTCCAACCAGCGGAACCAGGGAAATAGTTACTAGATTTAATAATTGCACTATCAGAAGTATTGGTTCCAACAATTATTTCTTGACCTGCAATAGTTCCAGCAGTTATTTTTCCAGCAGTAAGTGTATCTATCTTTGCATCTGTTACTGCAAGGTTTTGTATTTTAGCAGTTGTAATAGCAGCATCAGATATATTTGCAGTAGCTACTAAATTACCATTAGCTGATTGTTCATCAGAAGGGTCAGACTCATTACCAGCATTATCTACAGCTGTAAATCTCCAGTAATGTGTATCACCATTCGCAACTTGAACTTCTCCAATTACAGGTATTTGATTTCTTATCGAAGAAGCACCAACTAATAATTCTCCTACTAAATATTGTTCTTTATCATTTTGTGTAGACAGTGAAAAGCCAGAAGTTGTAGAAGCGTAAACATTTAAATGATGTGTATCTCTTTGTAATGTGTAATCAACTATAGAAGCTATAGGGTTTCCATCATCATCTTCAGCTCTACCTAGGTTGTGAATAATCTGAACTCTTAATGCACCTGCCGCAACGGTATTAGCAGGACCAGGTTTAGAAGGTGCAGCAGTATCAATAGCTGTTGTTATAGTTCCAGTTGCTGGTGTGTCAGACGTATTAGCGTTAGTCAGTATTGGTGAAACTCTAACTGTGTAGTTAGTTGCTAATTGTAATCCTTCTATTGTAAAGTTGTTATCTGTATTCCAGTTAACAAATGAAGACTGGTATTCACCAGAACTATTAGTAGGTTTCCATTGAATTTGATACTGTAAACCATTTTGTATAGGAGTCCCATTATCGTACGTTGGTTCTTCCCATTCAACAAATATTATTGCATTGTCTCGACCTTGTGCATCTTGAAGTGTTGCAGATGTAAGTTTTAAATCTCCTTCAACTCCTGTGTCAGGATGCTTAGGTCTAAGTGGTGCATATTGTCTGTTGCCAGTAGTAATACCTGTAACAGCAGAACTAAATCTTAAATCTTCTCCTAATCGTTTGTCTAAGTCACCAATGTCTAGCTGTGTGTTTCCTGATTCCCAAGATACATAATCTGTTAAGTCAATATATTCAACTCTATAAGGTGCAGTAGTTCTTACTTTTCTTAGATAAACTCCATATCCATCTTTAACAGGCCATGTAATACCAGTTATTCTTATTTTCTCAGGATTGATGATTTGACCACGATATGCAACTTCATGTAAAGAACTTCTACCATCTTCTATTCTTTTTGCTTCTGTATCTTCAAACTTAATCTCTGGGTCATAGACATATATCATGTCACCAATATTGAAGTCACCTTGAATCTCGTATTGTTCAAGTGATAAACTTAAAGTCTTTTTAATTTTCTTTAGTTCATTGAGATAAGCTTGTGCTCTAGATTGTCTTTGCACATTAGGTATGTCGTTCTCACCTATGAACTGTACCCTCTCTAAAGGAGCACCATATAAATCTCTGTAAGGTGTATTTTCATCAAAAGCTTCTGCGTGGTCTGCTGATTGAGAAGAACCTTCAGCTTGTGTTAATAACTCTACACCAGAAACATAGTCTTCCGCATCGAATGTAGATGTAATAGATTCAGGTATTAAACCAACTATTGCTGGGTCTTCACCTGATGTGTCTCTAACTATAATTGCAGGTGGTTCATCTGAACCATGTCCTTGAAATAATACTTCTTTAAGGCCAGCATCTAATGTGGCATCAGTATTTATTCTATATTCTGTACCTAATTGTTCTGATACTTTATTTATTGCAGAATAAACAGACTCAACATAATGGTCGCCATTATAAAGACCAGTAGTACTTGTTGTACTTAGTGTTGATGAAGGTGCTGTAAAATCCTCTGTATATAACGCAGAGCCTTTAGTAATTCTAAAATCATCAATATATCCATAAAAGTAATCAGCTCCCTGTGACCTACCTATTGAAAATTTAAGAGTTCCATCTCTAGTATTTCTTGTTAAAGCTTTGTTAGATGTCCATTGAGAAACCTTAGTTCCATTTTTAAATGTTCTAAATACATTACCACTTCTAGTAATTGCAAAGTGATTCCATTGACCATAGTCAATCGTTCCTAATGATTTACCATCAGCAATATCCCATATACCAGAATCAACATTGTTTGATATAGAGCTTTGTCCGAGCGTACTACGCATATACACTTTAGAAGTTCCACTTCCATCTTCATTCAGACCTAATATGAATGCAGGAGTTTGTCCATCGGGATTAGTTGCAAATACTGCACCATGTTTTGTTGCACTTCTAGGTGATGCTGAAACTTGGTTTCCATGATAAAACTTTTCATTCGGTTGCCAAAACTTTGAATAGTATTTTTGATACAGAGGGTCGTTCTGATAGAATGTTGAACTTCCTGGTTCGCTATCGTATATAGACCTATTACCTGTATAAATATCTGCAAAGTCAATTCCAGTATCAACTTGCTTTAAAGCAGACAATGGTCCTGTGTGAAAATCAACAGAAGGAGTTATAGCATCTAATGTTTCTTCACTTACTATAGTTCTCTTACTTGAATTAAATGCACCTAAGGAACCATCTAAACCAAAGTCAGTGTTTTTAATATCAGAAAAGTAGTCAGTAGATATTTCTACACCTTGATACCAGTCTGGGTCATTTAAAGGATTGAGTCCAGTAGGGAATGTTCTTGAAGCGTCTGTTCCTACTAGTTCATCAATATCATTATTTCTTCTATCTATTTGAGGTTGAACCCAGTAATACGTTCCATCGTAACCAACAGATGCTAACCACATTATTGCGTATGCTGCGTCATTATAAGCAGTTAAGTCTGCAATAGCACTTACAGAAGTTCCATCAACATCCTTGTACAAAGAAACAAAGTATGAATATTCAAAACTATCTGTACCTTGATGGAAGCAAAGACTAACCATCATATCAAAATGTTGTTGAGCTAAAGTTGTGTCATAAGGAAATGAATCTTCATGTCCACTAAACACCGATTTAACTTTTGCGACAGATGCTGCTAATTTATCTTGAAGTAAATCTTCAGCTAAAGATTCAGAGAATACCATATTACTATCAGAGGAATCATCACCTGTATATTTAATCCTTATTGCTTTACCAGTTTGTTGAGTACCTCCACTGTCTTTAAAGAAACCACCAGTAGAGTTTGTAGCATGTGCTTCTGTAAACTCAGCAGGAAAAGTATATGTAGTTCCACCAATGTCTATACCGTCTGTGTAAACTTGATGATATAAATTATCTTTTAATGGTTTACCATCAAAGGTTGTACCGTAACCAATCGTTAATGTTCCTCTTATCTTTGTATGAAAACCAGGTTCATAAGGAACTCTTCCGTAAAATTCAGATATGTAATTCGTTGAAGCAGAAGGTGGTTTAGAATCATTATCTTCATAGTCAACACCTGTTACAGATATTATTGGATAGCCATCGTCATATACGAATGGTATAAACTTTTCAGCATCTTTTATTTTAGTTAAACCTGATGCAGATAAGCTTGCGTTAGTTAAATCAAATTGTGGCATACTATCACGGAGTTAACCTATACTCCCACCATTCGATTGTAAAATCTCTATCATCTAAATTTAATTCATCTTTGTAATCAATTAATACATGGTCTGATTCACCAGATAGATATAGAGAGCTACTTCCATATTTGCTTTCATCTGTAGATATTTCGGCATTATCCAAAAATGTAAATGTATTATCTGTATCAGAACCATCTGTTGTTGTTGTGGCACCATCTATGCCTTCAAAGTTCATTAAAAGTTTTGTGTTTTCTTTGGTAGGGTTAGTAATTGTTCCCGCTCTAATAGCTCTTTTCTTTCCTTCTGTTCCTTCTCTAAGTAATCCAAATGGTGAACCAGTATCATTATCTAAAACATAAGATAATGTTTTTTCTTGATAAGACCTTTTAGCTGATAACCCACCTTTCTCTGCCACAGGCAATCCTCTAGTATCGTTATCACCTAAGTATGAAACTAAACCAGCACCTTCTATTTCTACTGTTTCTTCCTCTATAGAAAGCTGATTAATAATACCAACATACTCTGCACTACTAAGCATAGAAGAATCATCTAACTCATCTTCTGAAACTCTCGCTGGCATAATGACCACATGTTCCCACGGTTCAATGCTATTTATAATAGAGTTAGGTACAAGGTTTATATCTAAAGATACATTGAAGACTCCAGGAGCCATCAACTTTTCAGTTACGCTCATGCTTTCACCACCTTACAGTATTCAGATACATTATCTAAGTATTGGTCTCTTACGCTGTCACCTGTATTTTGTGAGAACACTGATAAGTCTGATTCATATAATTCATATCCTATAAAAGCTTTTAACTGTGTACCACCAGAAGTAGGATAAATTAAACCTCTGACTAAATCTTCTGTAAATGAAGAAGGTGAACCAAGTAACCATTTGTTACCATCATCATCAACTGCACCTGCTTTTATATAACCTGTTGCAGTGTCTGCATCAGATGAAGGGTCTTCACTTAAACTTATATTTAATCTTGAACTTATAGGTGATTGATTTAATATCAATGAAGCATGGTGAGCACCTCTTCTTAAAGAAATGTCTAATGTAAGTCTATCTTGACCACTAGCTTGATAGTGAGAAGTTAATCTAATAATTCCAAGCTCTGGAGTATTTCTTAATATTTGTATAGTTTTCCAACCTCTAAATTCAGTAGCTAGCTGATTAGAACCAGATGGTGTTCCTCTGTGTATTGCCCACTCTGTTTCACTACCATAGCTAGTTGTATCCCACAAATAAGAAACAATTCTTGATTGTGTAGTATTTGAGCCAACTCTAATTTTAACAATTCCATTTTCAAGTATTGCACCAGCTGACACATTAGGAGATGCTAAGCCATTTCTTACTTGAGAGTCAGTAGTTATCCTGACAGAGCCTTTATAAAAGTCTGCTGGGTCAACATGAAACTGTGCATTACTTCCTCTAAGATTATTATCTCTTTTTATTCTCATTGTAACTGTATCGCTAGCAGTAGTTGTAGTTAAATCTCCAGCAACTCTAGTGCCATCTGTTGGGTTACTTTGGTGAAAGTAGTTGTAATGATTTCCTGGTGGACTATGAAACTGTTGTGATGTAGATGTAATAGAATGCGCATTATCTAATAGCTTTCCTGTTAACACAGACTCTTTTACAACTTCACCTACCTTTCCTAAGTATTCCATATCTAATGAGTAATTAAATCCACCCATTGAATACCTTGCAATATCTACTGAGCTATCAGTTAAGTAAACATATCCGTCAAAAGTAGAATCTCCATCGTATCTAAAAGGAACATATACTCCAGCTTGTGCCATAGAAACTAATTCATCTCTAATATATTTGACTGTGTCTAAATCTGTTTCAGCAATCTTTCCTTGTATTCTTAATTGCCTATCTCCACCACCACCAGAAAAATCTAATGATGCAGGAGAAGTGATATCTAATCTACCTATGTGAACTTGATGTGCCACTAATTTCTCCTAAGACCTGTACCAGATGAACCCTCTTTATCTAACTTCTTTAGTGCTTTACTAATTTGAACCGCCGCCTTTCTTGCAGATATTGGGTCTGAAGGAACTCCAGTAACATTTACATTTAAGTTATTTACTACTGTACCAGATTTTCCAGTACCTAAAGGTTTTACCATAAATCCATTTCCAGGAATAAACTTCACTTCTTCTGGTCCATACTCACCAACAAGAGCACGAGTCATTGGGTCTCCACGACCACCATATTTATATTTCTTAACCCTTCCACCCATACCATAATCAGGTAGAACAAATGGTTCTGTGGGCATAAGTGAATTGAAATAGTCTCTAAAGTTTGTATGAAAATTTTGGAAAGTTCCAGAGTCAAAAGTACCTGCTGTAGTTGATTTACCTGATTGGTCACTTAAGGCATTCATGAAAGTATTGTATTCTCCTGAACCCATAAAGTTAGTTAAGGTAGCCATGTATATACCCATTTCCATAACACCACCTTTGAGTTGTCCAAGAGTCTCAGCTAGTGCTTCTTTAATTTGTGGGGTAGTTGAAAGAACGGTTGTTAATAATGTGTTTTGTGCTGCTATAACTTCATTTACAGCACCAGATATACCACCATACATAGTTTCAATATTGGATAGATTATTTAAAAACTCTCCGTCGTAAGCTATTTCTTGATTAAGAGTAGCTAGTGCCTCATTGTATTTAAGTTGTGCATCTACTGTTCTTTCTTTTGCGGAAGCCATATTATCTTCTGATATTTTCAAGTTGCTATCAAGTAATAGTTTTTCATTTTCTAAGTCTATTACTTTCTGTCTTGCGCTAATCAAGGCATCATCTGTTTCTAAAGCTTCTTCTCTTGCTTTAGTTAAATCTCTTTCGGTAGCAGTCAATTCTAAAATTGCTAATTTTCTTTCATCTTCTGTTATGTCTTCACCTTTCAAAGCTGCTAATCTTTCTTCCGCCGCTTGAAGCTCGAGATTACTGATAACTCCTTTAGCACCCATAGCACGTAAGTCTTGTATATTTTCTTCGGCTCTCTGTATTTCTAGTAGTTCTTGAGCAGATTTATTACCACCTGCTTTCTTGATTTTATCTTCTAAAGATATTTTTTTTCTAAGTAAACTAATTTCTTCATCAAGAGTTATAACACCTTTTCTACCTGTTATTTCGAGTTCTGCTACTTCTTTTAGACCTTTAAGATATCTGTCGTTGAAAGAAGCAGCATCTCTACGAGCAGAATTTAAGGCTATTTGTGTTTGTAGCTCCGCTCTTTGCGCTTGTATTACACCTCTTTGTGCATCTTTGAAATCTGTATAAATTCTTAAGTCATCTCTATATCCACTAAATAATCCCATTAATGCATTAGATGATTCTTTAGCTAGCATTGATTGTCTATCGTGAATACCTAGAATTATTCCATCAATTAAAGCATGTCCAATATTTTTTCTTGTCCATTCAGATGGAGATTTGATTCCATATTTATATAGTATCTCCTGTATTGCATCGTCTATAACGCCTGTAAATGTTTGAGTTAATTCAGGTGCTTTATCCTTAACACCTTTTACTATTCCATCTCCTAAGTCTTCACCAGCTTCTTCAAATTCATTTTTATTATCTTTAATCATCTTGGCAGCTTGTTGAGCAAGTTCAGGTCCCACAACTTTAGATAGTTGCTCTTCTAATGAACCTGCCATCATAGGTGCTGCTAAAAAGTCATTAAGAACATTCATTGCTTCAGGTCCTACTGATGCTAATTGTCTAGCTACTAATGGAGAGACTTCTGATAGTTCTAGTATTCCTTTTTCAAACTGTTCTTGTATCTTAAGATTTTCTACTAAGTTTTTAGAAAATTCAATAGCAGTAATTCTTGCTGCTTCTGGTAATTGTTGCATTCCGTTTATTGCATTTTCTAATGACTGAGATAGAGACTCGTCAATTGCCTCTGAAAGTGATTGAATAGCTATTTCTGAATTCATAAATTCTTCATTCATGTCTCCCATAACTTCCTCGACAGTTCCAGTTTCTTCGGCAAGATTTCTCATAACTAAAGCCTGTGCTCTTTCAAAATTTTGTGCATTTGTTGCATCGATTTTTTGTGCTTCTGTAATAGCACCCCTAGTTATTAATAGTTCTTGAACATCGTTTAAAAATTTAGCTTTGCCTTGAAGTAGTATCGCTGAATCTTTTATGATGTCACTATCTGCTAAATTCATAATTTTATCGTCTAGGACTATATCAAAAACATCTTTATAAAGTCGGAGAATACTATTTACTTCATCTATTTGACCAGCGTCTATGTCTATATCTCCAGTGAGGAATGGTACTGTAGCTCCTGATTGCATTGCTTTAAGTAACCCAAATGATTCCTCAATATTAGTAAGTGCTCTATTGATTTCTTCATCTCCAAAGTCTGTGCTCAGTACAGATTCAATTAAATCACCAACAGTGGTTTTTTTACCTGATGCAACATCTGTGACTAATTCACTTAAGCCTCCAAAGATTTGCTTTTCTAATTCATCTTTGTCTAAACCAAAATCATCTGCAACATTTTCAAGTCTATTCTCTAAACCTTTACCACCTTTCTGACCAAATACTAAAGTTTCTAAATTAGCACCAGCAGACAATTTGAAAGCAGCTTGCATACCTCTTACAGATTTACTTAATGATTCTATTTTTTCTTCTACTGCTTCGATAGTCTTTGCATCTGCTCCATCACCAATCAAATTTTCTCTAAGATTACCCAATGCTTCTAGTTGTGTTCTTGACTTTTCTAACTCTATAAAACTTTCTGTTAATGAATTCATATTATTTGCAAACTCATCCATGCTTCTTCTTCTAGCACCAATTCTTTCTATAGCACTGAATATTAATTGAAATGCTCCCATAAATACTAAAGCTTTTCCTATTGCGAGACCTACACCTTTTATTGCTACACCTACTGCCCTAGCAGCTTGTGCAAGACCCATCATTCCACCTCTAAGCTGATTTGTTAATAGAATTGTTTGACCAGAAGTTGCATTGTAATTTTTAATAGCGTTAGTAATATTTTCTAAAAATTTTCCAGAATCTCTAAAAGCTAAGTTCTGTCTTAAAAATTGTATTCTGTTTGTTCCAGCACTTTTAGCAAGTTTTTTTAAAGCTTCATTAGTTTGTAAAAATGACTGACTTAATCTTGTAGATTGTACAGTAACGGTTTCTTTTAGTAATCCTTCACCAGCTTGACCTATAGCAAAAGGGCCTCTAGTAATAGGAACTTGTATATCTTGCTGACCAGCAAAACCAGTTTTAATACCACCCATAGGATTGAACATCAACCCTCCCATTCCTTTACTTTGTGATTGGAAAAGCATTGCATTTTGTGCGTCAGTAAGTCCAGTTACACCAGAACGAGCCATATTTGTTGCAGCGGCATATTCTAAAGTACCAGCAGTCATAGCTTTGAAAGCAGTAACTACACCATAAACAGTTGCTCCCAACGCAGTAAGTGGTATTCCTATATTACGCAAACCTTTAACTCTTTTGTCAAAGTTAGTGACAGATGTTAAAACATTAGCCAAAGCTTGAACAACATTATTTATAGAAGGTAAGAATTTTTCACCAAAAGTTATACCTGCTTCGTTTACTATGTTTCTTAAAACTTTTACCTGAGAAGCTACAGTTTCATATCTTCTTTCTGCTTCAGTAAGTAAAGCAGTATTTTCTGCAAACTCTGTATTAGCCATACCTAATGCTTCAGTAAGTAATCCCATACCTCCGTCACCTTCAGCACGACTTAATGCCATGATTGCTCTTCTAGTACGTATTTGTCCTAGACCTATTTGTTCTAGTATTGCTATAGCATCTCCGCCTGATTTCTCTATGTCACCCAAACCTTCAATAAATTTAGTTAATCCTAAAGCTGGGTCTATAGCAGATAATTCTTGAAATGCCTCAGATGTCATTCCAGCTGTAGCTGCTACCGTTTCTAAATCTGCTCCTCCAATACTTACAAGTCTATCCACTACTTGAGTAAGTCTAATAATAGCTGTGGCACCAGCTTGTGCTGGCTGACCAACAGCTCTTAATGCAGTAGCAAATGCTAATGCGTCAGTTGCAGCATTGTTGAATTCTGTAGCAGTACCAGCAGTAGCAGTAGCAATCTGAGTAGCGGCAGTAATAATTTCAGATTCAGTAGTAGCAAAGTTATTACCTAACTTGACAATTACAGATGCTAAGTTGTCTATATCTCCAGAAGCTAAACCAGTAATCTTTTGTAATCTTGCTAATGATAAAGCAGCTTGTTCTGCTGATAAGTTTGTAGCTACTGTGAGCTTTTGTATTGTGTCTGTAAACTTTACTATTTCATCTGCGGATATACCTAACTGTCCACCAACGGCAGCTATCTGAGTTAGTTCAGCTATGCTCGCAGGTGTAAATTTTGCTAAGTTTCTTAATTGAAGTGCAATATTCTTGAATTGTTTTTCAGCAGCTGCACCTTCTGCTGATACATCTAACGTTTTCTTTACAGCAGCAAATTGTTCTTCAAACCTTACTGCGGCAGCACCACCAAAAGCAAAGGCTCCAGCTAAAGCAGCACCTAAAGGTAGTATTGCAGTTGCTGTGGCAAGTTGAACTCCTTTCTGTGCTTCCTTTATTCTGTTGGTCATCATTTGCATGTTTCGACCAACTTCACGTACAGCACCGTTCATAGCTCCTTTGTCGAAGCCAGCCCTTAGCTTGATGTCTATTATACCTGCTGTATTAGCCATAATTACCTTTGATTCATGTCATTCATAAATTGTTCTAATGACATTGTAGTACGAGGTCTATTTCTTCCTCGTCTTCTGTCTAGTTCCTTCTTCCACCAACCTTTTTGAGGTTGTGAAGTATCTTCAGGAGTTGTATACTCTTCTCCATTTACAGCAGCATTATAAATAGGTTGATAAAATTGAGACTTATCTACAGGTAAGTACGAAAGATATACCATAAATATTCTCCAATTTAGAGACGCTGGGTTATCAATATTATAGAATCTTTTAAAATCCGCTACTATTGGTGACCATCTATAAAATATGTCTCTAAAGGAGAAACTTATTTTGGGCTATCATCACCTTCTTCATTTGCAGATTCTAATTCTTCATCACTACTAATACCATATTTTTCTAGTAGCCATGTAAGAAGTTCTTCTAATTGAGGCCATGTCGCCCCATTCGTAATCAACTCTTCTAGTACATCTTTTCCTAAAAGAGCATCCAACCATTCAGGAATTACAGATGTTGGCACTACGCCTGTTTCATCCATAAATCTCATTTGAGTTAAAATAACTCTAGCTGGTATCTGTGCAGGTAAAGAGTATGCTTTACCCCTCATTGTAAATTCTAATTTCTCATCACTATTTGTTACAAGTGCGTCGAAATCTTTATAATTGTCAGCCACGCCGACCTCCATTCTTATCCATAATTATTATTTTTAGTTAATGTCAAATACGTCGCTATCGTTTGTATTATCAACAATTCTGAACAAGTCTAAGAATTGATTTGTTGATTGTACAGACTTTGGCTTAAGTACTTTAAATTCAGTTGCAACTACAACCTTCTGTGGGGCTTTTTGATGAGCCATAGAGAAAGCTCCAACGTTAATAGCACGTGGAATTTCTACATGTCTATCAGCACCAGCAGGACCGTCAACAATTAACAATAATGATTTCTCATCAAAGTCATCTGTTGAAGGTGGTTTTAAGCTGTCATAACCTGATGCATAATCAGCATCATCTTCTGTGAAAGTACCACCACCAAGAGCAATTTGAAGGTTGCTCATAGATGCTTGTGCTAATTCACCAGTTAATCTAACTTCTTGTGCAGTCTTAAATGTTGCAATTGGGTCAATTTCTTCAGCGACCATAATATCTTCAAATGTTTTATCCATTTCAAGAGTCCAGCCGTCTTCAGAATATCCAACGTCAACCCAGTCAGAAGCTGGGTCAGCCCATGCTCCTGAGTTATCAGCTGGGAAAGCTATATAGTCCCCAGATGCGTTACCGTCATTGGATATTGCTGCAACGTAAAGTACACCAGTACCAACAATAACTTCAGATATTGTACCATTTGTGCTTGGCATAATTTATCTCCTGTTATTCTTCTTCGCTTATACTGTCTTGCAAGACACTCTCGGCTTCGAGAGAATCCTCAACGTCGACTTCCCACTGAGCATCTTCAGGTTCATTGTCTTCCACTGAAGACTCTGAATCTACTAAAATGAGTAAGGGATAAGCATCTCCTTTGAGATACCATTGTTTATCCTTTAATCTATTCCAGTCGGATTCTCCAATCTCCTTCGCATCAATTTGATTAAACATAATACCAGTAACTACATCTCTCGCTTGATTGCGAGAAAATAGTGGATTAAGTTTTACCAAAACTTTCTTTTCATTCTTTGCCATATCTATTCCTATACACCTCTATACGTCATAGCTAAAGCAATTGAGTACCTGCCAAGACCAGTTGAAACTTCTTCAATTCTTGTAGGGAATTGAACTATCTCAAAACTATATATCTTAGCTCTAGTAGTACTATCGCTTGTAGTTATATACCCATTAGCATAGTTGAAAGCAGACTCAATAACGGCATTTGCTAAAGACATAGCTGTGCTGTAATCTGCAAAAGGTTTGTCATTTCCAGAACCACCCCATCTACCTGCGTAACATTCCATAGGAATCAAAGCATTTTGTATATGAACGTCGCTTCTTGGATTTACTAATGCACCGCCTGCCCTGAATAACGTTAGAAAAGGCAAGCTTGACCCTCTAGGTAATCTCGTAGCTACATTAGTACCACATATGTCTGTAATCTTAGTTTGTTCTAAAGCCCATTGCCTTGCGATAATTTCCGCATCAGGTGGTGCTGGTTGGTTTTGGTCTCTTGTATTTGGCATAAGTTTATACTAGTTGAATAAATCTAGAGTTATTGTATTAAGAGTCTCCATCGTCGAATAGGTCTGGGTCATCAAAAGTATCATCCTTGAATCGAATGTTTCCTGTAGGGAACTTAACATCTAGGAATTGTCTCAAAACATTCAAGTCTCTACCATTTAGACCTAGTTTTTTAGGAAGTGTATCTCTTTGCATATACTGATAAAACGCTTCTTTTATTTCAGGTCTTGAAGAAGCTTTAAGTAATATATCTCTTTTTGAGTTATTGATGTCTCTAGATTGTTCTATTCTCTTAAGCTCTGATTCAACATATGCTATTTGTTTGCTTAAGCTACCTTTGTTAAGTTGGAATTTATTTACATCAGCTCTTGCTTTAGTTGCTATATCTTTGTCACTACCAATTATGTTTACATTGTTAGTTTCAAAGTTATAATTTCCTGCACCAGACTTACCATAAGAAGCCATAGTTGTTCCTCTTGGAATTCTATTTCTCTTCTTTTCAAAAACCTTTGGTGTAGGAAGTGGATTACCTTCAGTATTAATAATATTATCTCTTACAAAAATACTTGTTTGTGCTTTACCTTTTCTTGCTAGCTTTGCTGCTGCTTGTGCAGAATCTATTTGTCCTGAGTTTAATTGGGTAATAACATCTTTCATATTAGATGGGACTACAACATCTTCTAAATCACTATCTAGCAAAAACATACCTATACCTCTTGCAGTTATAGATGCGTCTAGTAAAGCTTTGTCCCTATCAGCTTGCCCTTCAAAATTAACTGTAATTTTATCAACGCCAGTTCTACCATCTTCTACAATCTTTCTACCTCTTTTACCTTGTGTGTAGTTAAATGGATAAGGACCTGTTTGTTTAATTACAGCTTCAATATTTTTTAAAGCTTGGTCAGTTGATTCTTTTATTACTTGTACTGCTTGGGGTGTAATTAATATTCCACCTATCTGAGCCTCTCCTTCCAAGTCTTTTATAATTTTATTTGCCAATCTATCAGTAAAGTCGTTTATCTCTTTATTACTGAAACCCATATTGGAAGATAGAGTTCTTCTTAGTTCATCTTTAATTTCATTTGTAAATTGTTCTGCTTGCAGCTGTCTATTAGTAATAGACCTAAGATTAACTGTTAAGAATTCAGGGTCACCAGGTTTAATATCTTTACCGAATTTTTGGCGTAACATATCCATATCTTTTAATATGTCTAAGTCTTCTGCTACACCAGTTTGACTCATATCAAAAGAGTCATAACTAGTAACATTTTTTCTTGTATATCTATTTATACTGTTACCAACTAAGAATGCTTTACCATCTGCATCTTGTGGAAATTCATCTGTTTCAAATCTATATCTGGTGATTTTTTGACCAACTACTTTTCCACCCTCATCTAGTACTTCTTCTACGTCAAATATTCTTGTGTCAAGATTTACATCTGGCTTGAACTCCATTCCAACAAATATTTCATTACCTCTTTGCGTACTAGGAATGCCTTGTTTATATATACCTTCCTCTTTCATGAATCTATTTATCTGTCTGTCGTAGTTCATAACGTCATCATCAATAACTCTTTCAAAACCTCTTCTGCCACCAAATGATGTTTTATTTATTCTCCTCATTACATCAGCACCACCAAATATTGTGTCGTCTAGAGTTTCAGAAAGTAAATCTAAAGTTGTAGATTCATAAGCGCTCCTAAGTACTTTATTTTTGTTTAAAAGAACTTGACCATTTCTTACAACAGGATTGTTATTTTGTTTTACAGACTTTTCATATATTTCATCGAGTATTTTTTTCTGCTTAGCATTTGGTGCAGACATTCCTCTAGTCTTAATGAATACATCCATATTAGAAGTAGAACCAGGTATTTTTAAATTAGACATACCACCAACAACATGTCCAGCTATATTTCTACCAGAGCTAACTCCCAAGCCAAATTTTGTTGCAGCACCCACAGCACTTCTATACATGAATAAAGATGGAGTATAAACAAAAGCATCTGTTCTATTTGTTAGTACTTTATTTTTGTCAGTAGCTGGTCCACCATATTCTATTTGATAAGCGTCTCTTATAGCATTTGCTTTTTTATCTTTTTTTGTTTTACCACCAAATCCGACTGCATAAACAACTGTAGCTTTAGTGTCACTGTAATCAGGGTCCATAGCATGAATAGCTGACTGTATTTGTCTTCTGTTTGATACATAGTTATGTCTTTGAGGATTGTCTGAAAAATTTTGCTCTAAATAGTTTTCTCTATTAATCAAAGATTCATTTAACATTTGAATTTGTTGTTTTTGATATTTAAGATTTCCAACTTTACTAGGAATGCTTTTCTGTACAGTTTCTACCCTTGGAACTCTTTTCTTTCTTGTTTCAACTCTTTTTAATGTTCCTTGCTGAATAGAAGCCAACTCAGGTGGAACATATCCAAGTTTTCTTATTTGATTCCTGATTTCTTTGTCAATAGATGGGTCGGTAGTAATTTCTGTAACTGTTTTCGCTTCTACATCATATTGCTGAACTTTATCATAAACAAGTTTGTCTTGAGAAATAGAACGTGGATTATTTTTATCATATATGTTTAAGCTTCTATTAGAAATTGTTTTATAACTTTTACCTTGATTAGCTATTTCATTATCGTCACCATGAATATATCTAAGAACACCAGTCATCTTACCTATTTCATTTACTGCTTGGTCTCCTAGCCTCATTCTTATTTCTTGTATTTTTGTAGCAACAATCATTTTCATATTGTCTGAAGTAGTAGCACCTTCTATATTCTCTCCATACCTATCAGCAGTAGCAAGTATGTTTGCTGCAAATTCTGCGATTACCTCAGATTCAGATGTATTAATAGGACTTCCAAATCCATAGACAACTCCTTCTGATATGTCTTTTATAAAATCATCATTTCTCAATTCTTGTAAGTAATCTAAGGAATCTCTTTTACCTTCTCTTGAAAAAGCATTGCTCTTTATATCATTACCCAAACCCCTGGAATTGGTAACATATAATGATTCGTTTATTCTTCCATTTCTAAAAGAATTAATAGGAGAATTGATTGTCATTCTATCTAATCCATAACCACCACGAACTGCGTTTTGACCCATAATATCTACAATATCTTTTCTAGACATTAAAGACTCTATTGTTTCGTCAGGCATTGTCTGAAGTGAAAATGAAGAGAGCACGCCATCTTTTTCGTCTCCCAGTTCCATTTGTCCTCTTTGTCTATTATATTTGTTAACAGCATATGGGTCTGGTGCGTTAGCTATAGCTATTGCTTGCATAGCTAATTGTATTTTTCTAAAATCTATTCCAACTTGAGATGTTGGATTTTGTACATATTTGTCTATCTTTTTAGCGTCTAATCTAAAATCTCCATAAAGCATTCCTTTTACTTTAGTATCGAAAGCTCTTAAAGCTCTAGCAGATGTTCTACCACCAACTACTCTTAAATATCTTCCTATTAAACCAGTACCAGTTGGGAGAAATGAATTCATAGCCATACCAGCTCCTCTTGCAGCAACTTTATATAAACCTCTTCTTGCTAGTGACCTTGAAGTTCCTACTTGTTTATTTGTCAAGGAACGCATTGTGTTTCTTGCATCTAATGAATCATAGAGCTTACTTCTAACTCCACCAGTCTTAGCACCAGTAAGAGCGGAAAAAGTTCCTAAGTTATAAGCAAACCTATAGCCTTTTTCTTGAAATGAAGGTGTGTCTCTTAAAGACTTGTACATTGTGCCTCTAGCACGAAAGACACTTGAAGTATCAGATGACTGGCTTTTGAAAATAGCCATTGTTATTCTCTATATAATAAACTCAAACTCTTGTAGTAAATACCACCATCCATTTTCCTACCTTCTGAAATAGAGTTTATTTCAAAGTATTTACCTGAAGATGGTTCGTAAATTCTATCTGAGGCTTTAACATCCGCATTATCTGGTAAAACAAGATTATAATTTTTTACTACCGTATTTCTTCCATCTCTATCTTCTGATTCGCTTATGAGAGTTAATCTAGCTTTTGAAGAAGATTGGTCCGCCCATGTTTCACTTTCTATACCTCTTTCATCTACAGAACTACCTGAAGTACGTTGTATAGTGACTGTGTCTATTAATAACCTACGAGGAAAGCGAGCTGGCATTATACAAAGAACTGCCTTCTAAATGGCGCTAACAATGTTAAGTCACTAGCTGTTAATACTGTTGCAGCATTTAGTGATAAACCACCTGGATAACTTATTGAGTAATCTCCTACTCTCTGGCTATCAGATAGAACAAAGTTTGAAACATCTGATGAAGTCTGTCCTTTTATTTCAGCAGCTTCTTGCTGTGATGCAATAATTAATGTTGACTCGAGTATTCTTGCTGCTGACCTTTCAGTTACTGATTTAAATTGTATTGGTAACTCTGGATTACTACCAGAACCTCTTGCGTAATATCCTGCATTGTAAGTTACAGTTATATTCAAAGGTCTTGCATAAGACCATCTTGTTCCAATACGAGTAATTCTTCCATTGGAATATTTAACAAAATCTTTAGAGTTACCTTCTTCTAGTGTTGTGTCGTCTTCTACTATTGAAGTAATTGAATTAATAGGAAGGTGTGTTAAAAATATATCTTTTGTTTGGTCACCTGTAAAAGTTTCAGTATGTGATGCTTGTTCAACATCATATCCTACATACTCTTTTATAGCAGCTTCTACAAGTGGAATAATGTTATCTGTAAGATGTGATTCTAAATCTGAAGATAATGCAAATTGAACATACTGTTCTACATTTGCAGCTGTACAGAAAGCCATGAGTTAGACCTCCTGTGTTACTTGTCTTCTGATTTAGATTCTTCTACTTTGACAGATTTATTTTCTACTGGCTTTTGTGCTTTTGCTTTTGCTGGAGCAGCTTTCTTAGCAGGAGCTTTCTTTTCTTCTAAAGCACCTTGCTCTTTTAACCACTCAGTTGGGTATTCTTTACCAGCTTTAGCAATTAAATCTGCTTGAGCAAATGGTAAATCAGCAGGGGCACCTTTCCAGATTTTTCCGTCAGGTAGTCTATAAACGTTCTCTTCTAATACTGTGTACATAATAATCTATCCTACCTTACTTTCTTGGCTTCTTTGGTTTTTTACTCTTCTTCGGCTTCTTGTGGTAAGGCATTTTTCTCCTGTGTTAATTCAGGCTCCACTTTCCTGAAACTGTCAATAATCTCTTGAGACTTATCAAAGAACTCTTTATCTCTTTGTATCATCCCAAAAGGATTTAATCTTGTTCTTGGGTTTTGTTCCATCTTTTACTCCTTAATGTTTTTGGGGGCAGTACGAACCACCCCCAAAAAACAAATACTAATTACATATTTGTAATTGAGCAGAATGCGGTTGGTCTGTAAATTGCAAAACCTAAACGCATTGTCAATCTAATTGCCAATTGATTCTTCGCAAAGAAATCTGAATGGCTATCAGAAACAGCAAGGTCAACGCCTTCTCTCATAATTACTTGAGCTGCGTCTCCACCGCCGAATTTACCTACTAATACTGTTCCAGCAGCAATAACTGTTGAAGGAACAACATTAAGTCCCCATAGTTTTGGAGAAGGTGCATCACCGAATCCACCAGCAACAACAAATAATGGGTTCTTAGAACCGCTTGTTGTTATATCAGTAACTGATGTAACTAGGTCATACCAGTCTGATGGGTGCATTACGATTGCATCTGGTTCAACAAATGCATCTTTTCTGATTTCGGTAATAGCTTGGTAAATTTGACCTAACTTTCCAAGTTCCCCACCATATGGGTCACCTGTATAGTCAAATGTGTTAATTCCTGATTTTTGTAACACACCTGTCAAGTTAGGAGCTGAACCGCTACCATTGATTAATTGGTTGTCAAGATTCAATTTCATCATTGTTGATAATCTTGAATTGACATATCCTTGAATTCCAGCAACATCAGCTAACAATTCGTCAGTTACAGGTAAGAATGTAGCCATCTTTCTGATGGATTCTGTTCTTTCTGTAAATGCTAAAGCACCTTCATTAGATGTACTAATGTCAGCAGCTTCAGCAACTGCACCAGCATTGTTGGTGAATGTTGTTTCTTCTAAATACACATATGCATTTTGGTTAGTTTGAATTTGGTCAAACAATCCAATAACGCTATCTGGATTACGAAGAGCTGTCTCCAAGATTCCTGGAGCTCTAAGGCTCTCAGGAGCATATCCTGTTGTATTCAAAGTTGTTTTGAATTCAACATTGGAATCTACACCTTTTACGCCATTGTCATTGTATGCTTTATAAGCATCAGTTCCAACAAACAATTCACCGATGGATTTTACTCCAGCTTTTTGAACGTCTGCATTTGGAATAGCGTTAACAGGTGTATCATTGATTTCCATTGCTTTTTCGTTTTGAGCTTTTGCTTCTTCAATTTTTAAATCATCAACAAGTCCAGCTAGTTCAGTGTTGAGACCTTTGATTTTTTCTTTGGCCTCAGCAGAGTACTTGCCGTCTTCTTGTGAATCAAAAGCAGCTTTAAGCTCTTCACGAGATTTAGCAATTTGTTCTTTGAGTTCTTTTGGTCTACTCATTTTTTAACTTAATCTCCTGTTATATATTTTGATTATTCTTCGATTAAGTCGGCTTCCAAAGATTCTGCAATTAATGCTTGACCTTCAGCCCATAGTGCATCTGATTCTTCATCAATAATCTCTTCTTCAGTATCAGCAGAGACTTCTTCTTCGGTTTCAGCTGTAGCAGGAGCTAACTCCTCTTCAACCTCTTCCTCAGTTTCTTCCTCTTCAATTACTTCAGGTTCGATTACTTCGACTTCATCAACAGGTTCTTCTGTCACTTCAGTCTCGACTTCTTCTACATCAGAAGCTTCTTCCTCAGCAGATTCCTCTACTTCGGTTTCTAGTTCTTCTACAGCAGCAGAATCAGCAGCACCGAATTCAGTTATGAATTCATCGACTTCAGACCAGGCATCTTGTAAATCTTCCTGTACCGCTCTAAGAGCGTCAGTAGCTTTCATACCTAGTTTCCTTCCATCCTTAGCACGTAACATCGCAATGGCGGTAGCTCGTGCCATCAAGTCGTTAAATGCAGCAAGCACATCTTTGACTTGTTGTGAAAAAGAAACATTATCTTGCGTTTCTTCTTCAACACTTTCACTTACTTTGTAATAAGACTTACCTTCAGATTCAACAATTGTTATTGTCTTTCCTTCAGCTTCTGCTTCAGCTAATGCTTTTGCAGGGTCTTCATACACTTGTTCTAATACTTTTTCTGGCTTAGGTTCTACAAGATTATCTTTAGCCACTTTCATTTTTTCAGCTATTTCTCTGAGCATATCTACCCACCATTGTGGTAAGTCTGCATCTTCGTCTTTAGGAATAGCAGCAAGAATTTCTTTCATTTCTTGTGTGATATTTCCTAATGCTTCCATAGCAGCGTGTTGCTCTGTATGAGTTTTAGCTTCTTTCATGTCGTCAGCATCATCATCACCGTTTATAGCATCTTCATATTCTTCATGTGTTTTACATGGCATATAGATAGTTTTTCCATCTTCATCATGAGAATGTATACCATCGCAACCCATTTCTTTAGCTCTTTCCATAGCTTCACCTGGATTGTCAAACATATCTTTACCTACAGATGCCTTACCTTCTTTTGCAATTTCTTTTAATAACTCGTTATTAGATTTAATTGATAATGTATAAGTATCTTGATTAGCACCAACTAGTACTGGAGATACTTCAAATACAGTTAAATCTTTTAAATATCTTGCATCAACTTCTTCATTTGATTTCATATCTTTATGCTTACCAAACTCAGAATCATTGACTCTATATCCGAATGACCATTGTTGAAGGTCACCCATGTTCTTTACTAACTTGTAGGCTTCTTGTCCTGAATCTGTGTCCATGAAAAACTCACCAACAAATGTAGCTTTGTCACCATCTTCTCTAATGTAACCTTTTCCAATTGGCATATCCCATTTATGAGCCCATACCATAGGTACATCACCAGACTTGAAACCTGATTTTATTGAACCTGGGAGAACAATGTCTCCATCGGAATCTAGATTATTGAAAACAGAAAAGACAGCAGAGACTTTACCTTCGGAGTCTTCATCAAATTTAAAGTCTATATTCTTTACTTCTCTTTCTTGCATGCAAATGCTCCTCTGTAATTACAGTTATATAAGATTATTTTAAACAGAGGTGTTTGAATTTAGTGTCTTTTCTTTTGTTATATCTTTAATTACAGTTAGCTTTGATATTGGCATGGTTACACTTCTATCTGTTTTTTTGTGTTTACCATTTTCTAATATTGCCCAAACCTGCATTGTAGCTTCTTTACCATCGACTGATATTACTACACCATGTACTGTTGAAGGTGGGTCGGGGTCCTTATTTATTGACCAACTGACAGATTGACCAACTCTAACGCTTGATGCTTTCTCCCCACTTTTTTTAGATGAGAGAGGGTGTGAAGAAGGCAGCAAGTCGGTATCGTATGGTTTTCTCTTAAACTTACCAGTTCTCAATGCATGAAGGAACCCGTTTACACGTGCTATTCCCCATTGGTCAGCAGATGTTACATTACCTCTTACTGAGCCAGGGTTAGTACGATAAGCACCTACACCTCTATTGAACACAGAAACTAAAGTTCTAAGATTTGTTTTATACTTAGGACTTCCATCGTTATGTTCTTTAACCTTGTTAGTAAGTATCTTTCTGACATTAGCAGAAACCTTTGATGCAAATGCTTCATCAAGTATTTCATTTGCAACTTCTAAACTTTTCTTTCTTCTTCTACGAACTAATTCTTTTCTTTCATTAATTATTTTTTTCATAGCAGGAACGCCAATATTAGAAACACCACCCCATTTAATGTTTGCTATTGTTCCATTAAGTCTTGTATTACCTTGATGTCTTCCCATGTATCGTTCTCTTCTACGAACCCAGCTAAGAACTGCTTCACTTCTATCGCCAGCTTTATATTTAGCCCAGTTTCTGTAAGCATCATTACCTGTAAAAGATGTTGGAGGATTACCACCGTTACCAGCTAATCTCCAAATCTCAGGCCAGTTCTCTTTTAAATCTTTTGCATAAGCAAATGGAAACTCTTTGTATTTAGAATTAGATATTCTTACTGCTCTATCATCTCCAGGGCTAGGAAAGTTTGTTCTATCTTTTTTTGGTTTTTCTTTCTTCTCACTACGCCATGAATCAGAATCAATCTCTTCCAATGCTTCAGCTTCTTCTGTAGAAACTTTTATTTCTTCCATTTCTGCTAAAGCTTTTTTCATACTTGCTAAAAACTTTTCAGCTTCAGCTCTTGTTTTAAAACATTTAATTACTTCATTGTCATAATGACTCACTACACAAAATGCACCGTTAGGCATTTCAGCAATATATTTATCTTCTGATATTCTTTGTGGTGATTCAACAACGTCTTGTCTTGTAGACTCTGGTGGCAATGCAACAGAACCTAGTAAAGCTTTTCCTTCATCTGGAGAAAATCTATCTCTTTCTAATAATGGTTGTCCATCTTCAGTAATCTGTACTGTATTAAGAGGTCTTAAATAAATATCATGTCTGTCGTCTGCTTCAAGTCCTACAACTTTTCTAGCTTCACCAATAGTTATCCAGCCACCTTGAACACCAGTGTTTACTCTCTTGTAAAGTTCATCCATATCTTCTGATAATGCTCTTACTTTTGTGTAATCAAATTCGCAAACACCACCATCAGTTATTCCATAATCTGGTTCTAATAGTTGATGAGTTAATTCTGAAGAAACCATTTTCCATAAAGGTATGAGTTTTTGTTCTGTAAAGAACTCTCTTAATTCTCTTGTATTGTTATAAGTTGCTGAATCTAAACCAGCACCAAGACCAGCAAGAATTGCAGGAACACCCAACACAGCAGATATTCTTTCTTCTGGTAATCTTCTTAATTCTTGTAGTTTCATTTGGTCAGGTGAGAAAGAAACAATATCTACATTCATAGAACCAGACAAAACCATTGGAGCACCTCTATTAGCACCACCAAATTTTTGCTTATAAGATTCTGATATAGCTTCGGCTTCTTCTCTTGTTGGACCTCCAAGAGAATCGTTACGTGGAGAAAGAACAACACCTGGTACAGCCATATTGTGCAATAAGGCAGCTGACCATTGTCCTGCTGATTCATCACCTAGTATTTCTCTCAACACACCTTTAAGGGGAGCATGTCCTCTTCGATGGTCGTTAGGGTCTATTCCTTGTCGGATATGTACTATGTCATCTACTGGAATCTTTAAATTTTCTCCACCTTTACCATTCTGATAATATTCATAATGTGTAATTAGTTCGTTTTCGTTTCCCCTTACCTCAACTAAGTTAGGCATAATAGGAACAAGTTGTACTACTTTACCACTTGAGTTTCTGTTTTTATAAAGAAAAGCATCTCCGATTGTATTTATTGCTAAAACTATATAGTGAGATAAAAGACCAGCAGACATAAAAGGATTAGGTCTCTTGTATAAATTAGTTATAGGATGATTTGTCTGTACATCTCTATTACCAAAACTATCTGTCTTAACAACTTGCAATGTTGGTTCTGAAAATGCTGTAGATAAAACATTTAAACAAGCAATAACTGCGGAGTTAGCAGAGCCATCGCCTATTTCTCTTAGCTTATCTGATTCCCAGAATCCTGCTGTAGTATTGTATCCATATACAGACAAATCAGTACCATAAGTTTGGTTATAATTCGCTGCAGTTTTGCTTCCGATGTCCCTACCTGTTAAGGCATCGAAGGCTTTTTGAAATCTATTTCTTTCTGCCATTTATTAATACGCTTCCCAGACGCGTTTTTTTTGCATCTCTTGAGCTCCAAGTGCCATAGCGTCTACCATGTCATCATGCGAACCTAGCGGAAATGCAAGGAGCTCACGCTCTAGGTTCGGTAGCCATGGTGCTTCCGCTTTTAAAAGTACATCTCCAGACTCCATCCTAGCCGATAAAGGTAAAGCTTTGGTTATTTTATCCTTATCTGCTTTCATTTCTTGTACCCTATATCCCTCTCTTTGAAGCATTTGAGAAACTGTTTTAGATAAGCCGACATTCTCAATACAAACATGTGACCAGTTATATCTATCGTACATATTTCTTATTTCTGGAAATAAATCAGGTCCTTCTACTTTAATTTGTTTTACATCATTAACAAACAATGTACCATCGTTATGTTTAGCAAAATCTACTAGTGCTGTATGGTCTGAAGAAGTAGCAGTAGTTACAGCAATATCAACTGCACCAAAGTGTTGTAGTTCTAATGGGTCCCATGAACCACCACCACCTACCCATAAACCATCTTCACTTTTTTGAAAATAATTCAACCAATGAGGTTTAAATAGAGACTGACCATCTTCAACAAACTCTGCTAAATACTCTTGCGTATATATAATAGAACCAACTTCTTTCTTGGCAATTTCTAATTCGTCAGGGTCAATAGCTGGGTTGTCTAATGTAGAAAATCTAAATGTTTCCCAATTATCATCATCTTGTGCATTTTGCCATAAATCATAAAACCAATTGTTCATACCCATTGGAGTACTAATAAATAAACCTTTACCTTTTCTTTCTGTAAGTGTTGGTCTTAGAACTTCTCTCCACACTTCTGGTTTTACAAAAGCTGCTTCATCCATAACTAGAAAGTCAAGACCTTCACCTCTTAATCTTTGTGGATTATCAGCAGATTTAGCAGCAATAAAACCACCATTTTCAAAATGAACTTCCATGTTTGCAATAGAAACTTTAGGTCTTATCTTTTCGGGGAACGACATAGCTGCTGCTTCAATAGCTCTCCAACCTACACGAGCAATTGCGAATGTTGGTGCAACCCACCAAGCTCTTTTACCTTCTAAAGCATTTTCCATACACATCTGTACACCAAGACGTGTCTTACCAAATCTTCGACCAGCACAAAGAACTTTCCACCTAGCTTCAGATTCCGCTACAGTTTTCTGTGCTTCATGAAGTGCAGGGAGAACACCCTTGTATTTAACCATTACTCTTCATCGTACTCTTCCCACGTTTCAAGCAACGCAAATACTGTTTCCTCCAATCTGTCTAACTCCATAACTACTAAACCATCAGAAGTTCCATCAGGCATTGCAACAAATACAAATGGTTTGTTACTACCTATTGCTGTATTGTTAGAATCTGATTGTGCTTTAGCATTTTTAAATTTAGTCCATAAGGTCTGAACTTGCTTTCCAGCTTTTACTTCAACTCTTACTTGACCTAACCAACTTTCTTCATGTCCCATCATCGACCTGAACTTAGTATTTGGTATCTTTAATTTTTTACGAGCAAGGTTTTGTTTTCTTCTACCTTTGTTTCTATTACGACGAGCTCTTTGAGCCGCTTCACTTTTAGCTGGGTCATCAGGATTATATCTTTTTTGTCCCATAGCTACATGAAACCCTGGACCTTTCTCTCTAAGTTTTCTTGATTTGTATTCAGAATATGTTTCATCATCTCTCATGTCAAAGCCTGACATATTACCACCTAAACTTTCTTTTCTTTGCTTCACTATATTTCTTATATGAAGTGACTGATAAATCACTTGGGTCTTTTTCCCATTCTACATCAACAGGAGTTTCAAACATAACGTTTCTAGAAATTTGTCTTTGTGTAGGACTAGAACACTTAGGACAATTTATTTGAGGTTCTTCTTTAATTCCATAAGTAACTTCAAAAAGAAATTCGCAAATATCTTTAATACATTTATGTTCATATCTAGGCATAGAGTAATTATAGTAGTAATTTTGAATACGGCTATCCTATGGACAGCCGATGATGGGAGGAGGTCGGTGTGGATGCCGACATCTTTATATTACTTATTCTTAATATACCTTGTGGTATTTGACTGTCTAATAAATTTATTAAGGTAAGCATCGATGTAATCAAAAATATTTATTTCGTTTGGGATTATCATCTGTTGAACTGCTTCGTTCTTTTCAAACATAATTACAAGAGTTTCATTCTTAAGAGTTTCTTTTTTAAATCTGTAACCTGCGTATATAAAATCTTGAATCATGGTTCTATAAATATACCATAGGGGTTTGGTATTTAAATAAGATGGCCGCCTCGCAGGACGGCCTTAATCTTATGACTGAAAAGTATTCTTCCTATGAACAAGTCCATAGACGATTACGATTCTAGTATATCAACTTATGCAGATAGTCTACTTTGTTTTAAAGATTGTAATTCTTCTCCTACATCTTCAAACATCTCTGACCACATTGGTTGCCAGTAACCTACTGGTCTTAATTGGTCAAACTGTCTAGCTACTCTGACACCTTTTTGCATCAGCTTAACTCCAATATTATCCCAAACAGTTTTAGCCTTGTGAAAGTCGAACTTCTTTTCCATTGCAATCATTGTTCTGAAAGAAGCAAGAACAGGAACGAGTACTGCTTGTTGTAGTACGTATTCCATTTCTTTATCATCTTCAATGAATAGTGTTTGGTTTTTATTGTTAGACCATTTGGAAAATATAAATGGAGTATCATCTATAGTTTCGCCTGTAGCCTCACACCACATTGGATAAGAAGTTTCTTGTACATAGTCTTTGAATTTATATATAGCTTTTAGACTAGACTCAAACTTCTTGTATTCTGCTTTAGATTCCTCATAACGTGCAACAATTTTATTTTTGCCACCATAAGCCCATACTTTATTTATAGGTTTAGTTGTTAATTCAGAACCATCTGGGATTAATGAATATACAGTAGAAAGAATATCTCTAACTTTTATAGTACCTTCATCTCCTTGGAAATAGACTATTGAATCTTCATAAGGCGTATTCTTGAAACCTTTTTTAATCCATTCAAATTCTCCCTTATGGTTCAACAATGATTCATCACTGACTTGTAATGAGTTGTTGAGACCAATAGAGATATTTAGTCTTGTGCTTTCATCTGTAACACCAGTCATAATAAACACTCTAACTAGCCTATCTTCTGGAATAGAATTACTATTCTCTCTAATAGCACCATACAAGTGTCCACCATTAACAACACCATCTTTGTTTGATAGCGTAAGTGTTATTGAATTATCTTCTACTACTGCATCAGTAGCAAAGATATGTATGCCAAGTGCTGCAAACATAAATAAGTCTGGCGTCTCTTGCTCATCAGTAAGAGCTGCAACCATTTCTTTATATGATGCTTTGTCAGCTATTGGCTTTCTTGGATTTGGATTATCTGGTAATTCATCAGCTTCAGCTAAATCCTTACATTTGATATATCCATAGTATTCTTTAACATTCTTATCAGTTAAAGAAGTTAGTGTACGAATTGCCTGAATAGGCAGTGTGATTTTTGCATTACGCATTTTATCCTCTTTCTTTTTTGAGATATCCTTTTGATAATCTCTCTTACCACGCAACTTTTGTTGGTGTATAAGAAATATTAGACAATATAAAAATTAAGTCAAGAACCTTATACGAAAATCCAAGCAGGTTTTTCGTTTATGTATTTAAAAATCTTTGCCAACATACGAACATCTTCAATAGCAGAGTGTGCTTTATACTCCTCATCTAACATCCACTTTGCTACATCAACTTGACTATGAGCTTTATCTGGATACATTTGCTTAATCTCCGCTTTAGTATCCCTCCATTTACATAATGGAACTAGAGTTTGATACTTCTCGCAGGTTTGTTCCATAACTTGCTGGTCAAAAACAAAAGCATTATGTGCAACAGCAGTCTTACCTGTAAGAACTTTCTGTATTTCTGGGTAGATATCTTCCCATTTCTGTAAATCATTACGTTTAACAAAGTCATCTTTCTCAAATCCATGGATATCAGTAGCCCAAGGTATGCCTTCTTTAATAAAATCTGTGTGTGGTTCTATGAAATAATGGTACTCTTGGTCACTAGATAAATCTATCATGGCAAATTCAATAGGGTCATACCATAGTTTTGACTTAAAATATCCATTCATTACAGGGGGTGTGTGTAATATATCTGCACCTGTGGTCTCAAAATCTAGTATTACGAACTTATCTTCCATCTGGTCTTAGCCTTTTAATCTTATAGGGTATTTCATACCCCTGTGTTTCTAGGTAGTAGAACATTTCATGTCTTGTAAATGGTCCAAATAGCATTGGGTCATCTCCCTTAGTCAATATTATCTCCCAGTAATAAACAGGAACTTTAAAACTTTTCGCCTTTTTTTCTTCGTTCTCGTCTAATGGCTCTGCGTTCTCGTTCAGATTTACCACCCCATATTCCAAATCGTTCTTTTCTTACTACTGCAAATTCTAGACACTCTTCTCGAACTTTACATTCTTTACAAATTGCCTTTGCAATTACAGTACTACTACCTCTCTCTGGAAAAAACTCATCTTGGTCTGTACCAACACAGTTAGCATCTTTGTACCAATCTGGAATCTGTAGGATATCAGCAAGCGTCGCTATAAAACTCTCCCTTATTGCTGTATATATACTAAAGACATTAACCATCCTTTAATACATTTATAAAGATACACACCATAACCATCCCTAAAGGCTTTATTCTTTTGATATATTTCCATCTTTAGGATAGTAGGAGGTAAAAAAATTTTTTTTCTCGAACATATGTTCTATACGGGGTTTTGTATAGGTGAAATGAGGGTCAAAAACCTGATATGTGTGTGGGCAAGTAAGCTCCTACCCCTTATTCCCCATACTCTATCTGGAACTGTATCTCCTCTTCTTCCCCAGCTACGATATCGAGAGCAGAACGTTTACCCCATTTTTTAGGCATCGACCTCTCGAGCCACCAGGCACTAGCCTGCCATGACCCATTGTCAGCAGCCTTCCTTATATTCCTTATATGAGCACCCTCTGCTTCGGCTCTTGCTCTTTTTATAGCGTCCGAAAACTCCGAATACATATTAACAACCTCAACTTCACCATCCTCTTGTATTGCTGGTAAGGAATCAGATTGACCTGACTCTAGGGCTTTTTGATGCTCTTCACCCTTTTTCATCCAGTCATAGTAGGTAGAAGTAGAGATACCTGCCATAGTGGCAGCGTCTTCTTGGTAGTAGCCGAGCTTAAGCCAGTTACAGATATCCTCAATCAACTGAGGTGTTAATTTAGTAGGTCTTGCCATAAGGGAATTCTACCATGATATAGGTAGAGAGTAGGGGATAGGGGAGTGTAGGTATGACCTATACATCAAAAACTAGAAAAAAATTTACGGGGAGCCAAGTGTATAAAAGGATATATTTTTTTTGATTTTAGACCCCCCTACCCAAGGGTGGCAATGATGATGAAGTATATATATAGAAAGGATACTAATGAGTACAAATGTATTCACTATTGACTTTGAAACAGTAGCTCCAGAGAACTACTTTGAAATCAGAGACTTTAGTGACATATGGCAAATTGGTATTACTAGAGTTAGTGATGGTGAGACAAGAGTATGGGATGTCAAACCTCATGAAAAACATTATTCATTACCATATACAGAATGGTTTGAATATAGAAAGTACTCTAGAAATACTAAGTCTAAGTTAGCTAATGCTAAATCACTAGTAGATATCTATTCTGAAATTATAGAGTTTATTGGTACAGATGGTGTACTAATAGCACATAATGCATTCAGATTTGATAAACCTGCTTGGGAGCAAACTCTCGAATTACATAACTTAGAGACAACTAATCATATCTGGTTAGATACAAAGCATGAGTATGCCAAAGTATATCCAGATAAGAAACACAGACTCAAAAATATGGTAGAAGAATATACAAATCTAACATATGATGAATCTAAAGAAGGTGATGCACATAATGCAGGATGGGATAGTTATGCTCTATATGAAGTATATAGAACTATATCTGGTCTAGATGCATTTGATTATCACTGGACACAACAATAGGGAAAGGAGAGAATATGACACAGTCAGACCCAATTTATGGGGTAATTGCTATGTCATTTCTGTTTGGCTTAGGGGTAACACTCTTAGCTGGATGGGTATGGCTATATGCAACTGAGTGGCTAATGGCAAAGTTCAATGTATCTGACCCATTAGACAGACACTACAAGAACTTGTTCTAGTAGATAAATCAAGCTCATCTTAACAGGTGGGCTTGGACTTATCTATAAAGATAAGAGAATAGAAAGGAGAGACCAATGTCTAGTCTTAACGTTGGGATTGATTGGCTAAATCCTTGTGAAAAATGTTCAACAGAAAATGAACAAACATTTCACAATGATGGTAATGAGTGTGCATAATGGCAGACTCTAAACAATGCACATGTGACCCAGTTCATGTGTGCAAACTACTTAATAAATAGAAAGGAGACTACATGATAAGGCGTATATTGTCTTATTGGAGAATACGTAATCTCATACTTGCACTTCTATATCAACGCAGAAATAGATTTGTTAGCAGAATTGCTTTCAAGTTATGGCTGTATGTAGATGAAGTAGGCGTGTAGATAGATAATGCCCATGGGAAACTGTGGGCATTGACCTATCTATGTGGATAGGAGAAACGGAGAAGCTAATGGCTAGAAACCATGAGCGTAATAGTTCTGTAGCTGAGTCTATAGATACTGCTAATGAATCAGGAGACTGGATGAGCAGTTATCTTAGAGGAGATATAGAGCTAGTCGGTGGCAATGGTAAGTTCAGAAGAACTGAAGATGCTACTACTAAACAAACTAAAGATAAAAACAACATTACTGAGGAAGACTTAGTCAATGAATTAGAGAATGATGGTGATTTCTTTAATGAAATGATGAACGCTTTTAAGAGTAATGAATAGACAATACTATGACTGGACGGCTGAGATTGACGAACTCGGCTGTCCTGTTGGATAGAAAGGAGAATATATGAGCGAGAGCTTGCTCAATTTAGATGAAGATACCATCTTAAGTATCAGAAATCGATATAGAGGAATAGTTCAAGTATTAGAACGAACTCCTGAACAGCAAGAATTCTTTGCTGAGAAAAAGAAATACTATGAAGAACAGGAAGCATTGGGTAATGATAACCCATTGCCTTATCTGCACTATCTAAAGAGAAAGAAATACAGAGAAATGCTAGGCACATGTTCATGTGACCCAGTACACGTCTGTTAGAAAGGAGAGATATGACTGAACTATTTGAAATCAAGTATCACAACTCAATATTTAATGTTGAGTTATGTGAACACCCAGATAGTTATTCATACCAAACATATGTTACTCACGGAAGTAGTGGTGACTTGTTAATGGGAGGATTTGAAACAATCAATGAGTGTATTGATTACATTAAATCTGAATGTAAAGCAAGTTCTGAACATTACGTAAGTGAATGGCATTCAATGTTAGAACCATATGGAACAACCTGTTTCTGTTTAGAAGATAACTGGAAAGATATTCCAGAAGGAACAATGTTAAACAACATTAACAGAGAAAGGTTAGGAAACACTTATACAGTGTTTGAATAGAAAGGAGAGTATGAAGTACTTACTATATAGGCTATTGCCTTTATTTGTACTAGAACGATTGGCTGAAAGGAAGTATCAAAGGGAAACCTTAATAGATACAACCTATGATTCAATCATAGATAAGTCCTACTTTACAGTAGGAAGAAAGGGGTAGGATGCAAGAACTACTCAAGACCGAAGATACTTTAAGTATTAACGGTTCAATATATAGGGAGATGGTAGATTCGTTTACCATCCCCTTCTTAGTAACAGAAGACATTGAAATCATAAAGGAGGATAAATAATGTCACAGGTACGTTGGGCAAAAGCCCTTTCTCAACTCGAGAAGAAAATGGAAGATAACAAAGTAGAATATCAAATCGCTGATGAGGTAAAGCTCAGCATTGAAGCGAACGATGCAAGAGACGATGATTCTGTAAAGGCAATCATTGAGGAAGTATGTTTCGCTTTTGGCGGTGGAGATGTTGTTACTATCTTCGACATAGTGAAAGAAGACCAAGAGTCTTAATAGCTCGGAGCCCATTACGGTGGGCTCTAGGGTATTGGGATGGTCCTAATATCAGAAAGGTAATCATGGATATTAAAACTGATTATGACTTACTTGTTAAAGATGGTGAGTCAGATGATGTTATAAAAGAAATCTTACACTTAATCTGGATTCCAGAGGTAGTGGAGGAGTTCTTTAAAAATAAAAAATAAATACCGTGTAACCAAATCTCCTATTGGAAGGTCTAATAGGGGAACGGTACAGACATTGCTACATCAGAAATGAGTAGCAGAAGGAGGAAGGATAAATGAAAGTATTGCAATTGGCTGAGGCCAACGCAATTGCTGATGCACAACCCGACATCAATCATGCACCTAATTTTAGGTATGGTGATTATGACGGACTTGTGTTCCTATGTGACGTTAACGAAATCGTCACTCAAACACATATAAGTAACTGTGGTCAAACAGAATACTTGTATTCAATACTGGAACCTTATCTTCAATTATTTGATGATAAAGGTTATGACATACTTGATTGGATAGAAGAACTAGACAATCAAATGAATCAAGTAGCTAATTCCTTACACCTAAAGGACTGGGTCTTAACAAAAGAAACAGATTCTATTAACCAAGGTGTGATGATTGGTATTTACCAAATGGATACTACTGTATTCGGTGGTTATGCGAACCATGAGTGGCAAACCTACTTTACCAACAATGATGGTAAGGTTACTAACTATGGTCGTCGTATGGCCATGGAGAAAAGTAGCAGTAGGTTCATGCCACTTCGTGACTTAGAACAGAACATTGGTGCTCGATACACTAAGTGTGTCATGTGTCAATGCTTCAACAAAGTCAGAACACACATGGTACCAATACGACATGCTAAGCCTGGTGCAAGGCAAGCTTGGAGCAACAGAAAGAATGTATGTATATCATGCATCAAGTATGTTGCCAAAGACCAACTTGTATCACAGAACAGACCAAATCTAAGATTGTGGCAAGGTTCAGTAGGATTCGATGGCATAGACCAACTATTCTACAACCCTTCACGAGATGATTGGTCATGGAATGATACTTGGGGAACTGATGTATTCGAGAATGCAAATGCTGAATACAAAAGATTCTTCCGCAAGTTAGATGAAGATACCATCTTCAGAATCAGAATGATTGAACGAATTGATATTCCTAGATGGACATTTAGATTCGATACAACATTCCACAATTGGAACTACAGGTTCCCTGTGAGATTAGTAGGAGTTAGAGAAGATGGATTGATAGAATCAGACAGTCCTGGTGGAAATTACCAAGATACTGATTGGTTCTACAACACAGGTCCTTACTATGGTATGGAGTTTGAATGCTTTGTCAGAAATGACAGAAGTGATTACAGAGATTCCAACATAGTAATGGAAGATACAATCCGTATGTTCCACGATACTGATTATCCAAAGGCACATATGGAGTTCTATGATGGTGAGCATCAACTGTTGTACAGAAAACATGATGGTAGCTTAAGAGATGGTATAGGAGTTGAGTTTGTATCTCAACCACTTAGCTATGACTACTGGATGAAAGAAATACCACAGAGATTCTGGGATTATTTCCAGAACAATTTCAGAGCTAGGAACTCTGAGGAATGTGGAATACACATTCATATTGGATGGGATAGTATGCAAGTTGCAGAACGTTATGTATTCCTTAAGATACTAAACGAGCTCAACAAGAAACGAAGCCCATTACTTGCAGCTATTGCAGGTAGAGATAGTACATACTATGCAACATGGAACACTCTGTTCTATCAAGGTAGTGCAGATACAGCATTCATGGTTGCAATGGAAAAGAAGCAGACAAGTCAGTCTTCTACTCCTAAGTACAATGCTATCAATACATTGCATGACAGCACTATAGAGTTGAGATACTTTCAGGGTAATACAGGTAGAAAATCTATCTTAGGTATTGTCCAGTTTGTTGACTTAATCTACAGACATGCTGTTGATGTAATACATTCTGACACACATAGTGAAGGTACTAGATGGGACTACTCGCAAGAAGGTCCACGTACATTCCTACAAAGTCAGTTAGACAAAATAAACAACAATGTGGATGAGTACTTACTAGATGTACTCAGTAACTATCCGAACGACAGGATTAATTACTTAGTCCACAGATTAGAAATGGCAGACTACGAGTTGCCAGAAAACATAAACATATAAAGAAAGGAAATATATGTGCGTAATAGCAAGCGTCCCTGCGACGAAAAACATAGATAACAATACCCTTGACCAAATGTGGAAGAGAAACCCAGATGGTGGAGGTATTGCTTGGATAGATGAGAATGGAAAGGTTCAAGTCTACAAGACAATGAAACTCAAGAGCTTCAAGCAGAAGTTCAAAGAGGTGGTAGCTAAGTATGGTAAGTCAGACATACTTGTACACATGAGAATAGCAACTCATGGTTCTGTATGTATTGATAACAACCATCCATTCCACATCGACCCTAATACGGTCTTTGCACACAATGGAATCATGCCTAGTGAGTTCCATCCACCTGCTAAGTCAGATATGTCTGATACAAGATACTTCAATCAAGTATTCTTGCAGAATGTCAAGCCGACTGCATTTGATGATGAGCAGTTCAGAACAGCACTTGGAGATATCGTAGGCTTCAACAAGCTAGTGATACTCTCAGCCAACAAGAGACTGAAGAAAGAATCGTACATTATCAATGAGCATATGGGTTCATGGGAGAAAGGTGTTTGGTATTCCAATACACATCACAAACCATACAAGAAACCTACAAGCATAATCGGCAGCACAACTATACAGCCAAGGTTGTTAGACACAACTGAGGATGCATGCTTCATCAATGAAGATACTGGTGACATCTGGTATGAAGATGCTCATGACATTATTTACTCAGAGTTTATACCTGAGGATATGTTAGATGATGTTGAGTTGCAGGACAAGATAACAGTAATGCTAGAAAATTCAGTGATGGATTACTACACAGTAGATGACCTAATCATTGACTATGCATTACAGTTTGTTCCTGAGACCAAGTCATTCCAATGTGAAGAATGTGGAGCAGAGGTTGACGACAAGCTTAAGAGAGCATGTAACAAAGAATGTGAGTGTCAATACTTACAAGAAATGACAAGGAGGTAACGTGGTAGTTCCTGACTGGAATAGAGTAGGTTCGCAAGAGCCTACTCAATCTATTGGTAACAACGAGTCATATCCTTTATATCAGAGAGAAGAAGATGATATAGAAAATAGACGAGTAAGAATAACAACTGAACATGTAGGTAGAGTAACTTACACAGAGAATGGTTATACAACTTATAACATGAGTGAAGTACTTGACTATGCAGTTGAAGTGGGATACTTAGGTTCCACTGACAGACTAGCTGGTAACCTACCTTTAGATAACGTATTGAGAGAGTGGGCTCAAGAATTATTTGAAGAGAATTGGGATATTGACGATTATGAAAACTACGAAACTGGTGATGATTATGAACAACAAGATTCATACATCGAAGACGTAGAAATTATATAAGAAAGGAGATTACATTGGACGACCAACGTAAATCAGAAATCAAAAGAAAAATAACATACAACATGGACATGGATGTTCATGGATATGGTTACAAACCAAGCGTCTACTTTATTGGTAGAAACTTAGTGCAGTCTGCACTTGCAAGTAAGGAAGCTCAAGCAGAGCATGCATTCTTTACACTAGAAGGTCTGCCTATGGGTATGGAGTTGGAAGTTGAATACAGAAGAGATGTCTACTGTGACATTGAAGATGTAATTCATACTATCAACAAGGAAGCTATGAGTAGAGCCTATGTAGATAGGTTCAATGAGTACGACAATGATGTTCTTACTCACCATACTGTATCACCAGTACAGTTCTTCATAGCTAAGACTGACGGTTCACTAAGTGATGGTATTGAGTTTGTATCTCAACCAATGTCACTTGGTGTATGGAGAGACATACCATTGGTGTTCGAGGACTACAATGATGTCTTTGCTGCATTCCACAGACGAACTACTGGATTGCACATTCATGTACCGAAAGCTGCATTTACAGATTCACATCTATTCACATGGATGTTGTTGATGCAGACACTTGGTAAAACAAGTATCAATCACAATACAACAGGCTCACTATTGTCCCTTATTGGTCAGAGAAGATTCAATAACTGGGCAAGGTTTGAACAACCAACAGTGAGTGCAGAAGTTAAATCTAAGTTAGCACAAGTTGCAATCGATAGAACGAATACTGATGGACAAAGATATAAGTATCTCAATCTACATCCGCAACACACAATAGAACTTAGGTTCTTCAAAGCTAACCTTAAGACAAATCGACTACTCAAGAACTTAGAGTTTGTCGATTCAACTTATGAATACACAAAGATGCTTGACACAACTAAGGATAGTATGACAATACTAGACAGTGTGTTGAGTGCTAGTGATTGGTATGAGTACATTCAACAAGAGAAGTACTCAAACTTAACAGAGTATCTAAGACCATACGAACACAGATTCGGTAGTCAATTAGATGCATTAGATACTAGATACGACTTGGACAATGAGTTTGACCAAGAAGTTCTAGCACATATGAAAGGAGAATAGTGGACAAAAAATATAGAGTCCTGTATTGGGACGTTAGAGAACGTGATAAAGATATTATCACTACAACTATCGACCATTACGCAGATGCATACAACTTCGCTTTTAACAGAGGCGGAGTTGTATTAGAGGAAGTAGTAAGCTTCGTTAGTTTATATGACGAAGGATTGGAGGAAGAATAAATGGCAACTGTACCAGCTTGGAACAGAATCAAAACAAGACTTGAGGAGTTAGGCTATAGCCTAACCCTCGAGCAGTTTAAAAACCTAGAGATAGATATCAGAATCATAGAGACTGGAACATGTGTTTACACACAGGAATCTAGAATCAGAGGTGACTTAGACACCTTAGTAGATATAGATGATGTGTTAGATTACGACGCTGATGAATATGCTTTAGGTGACAGAATATCTGATTCACTTAGAGATACAGGTGAAATCTATGAAGGAAGCGTTACCAATGTTGAGTATGAAGACCATGATGTAGATGAATGCTACATTGAGAATATCTATTACTCAGTAACCATGGAAGATGGTGAGGTTGTTAACTTAAACAAATCTGACATAACAGAACTATTACAAACACTAGGGAGGGAATAATGGATAATTATCAATACAATTATTTACATGAAGAATACGTCAATCCATTTGACGCAGAAAATATGTACGAAGATAGTTTAGAAGAGGAGTAGTAATGAAAAATTTATGCCCACACAGGTACGAAGTTGCTCTCAGCTTTGCTCTTATCGGTATTGGTAAGAACAAAGAGGAGGCTATAGAAGAAGCATTGACTTGGGGTTTCCCCGATAGTAGTGCTGATATTAGAGATATGATTACAGTAAACAATGTAGAACAATCATGGGATATGGACACATGTGATATATGTGAGGAGGAGGAATAAATGACGATACCAAAATGGAATCAAACAGAAACAACACTATCTAACGATAGATTAAGTATGAGTAGTGCTGGAGATACAGAATACTACATAGATGTACAACGAGATATTGTTAGAAGTGTACGATACCATCAGTCTGCTGCTTTGTATGTCACATTGCAACAACTGATTGAACTAGATTACCTACCAAGTTCAGCGTATCATTATGAAGAAGATGGTATGGGTGGATTTGATGTAGAGATTACAGACCAACATGCAATGAATGTTGCATTAGAAGAATATGCATCAGACCAAGATGCTGATGATACATTCTTTGAAGCATATGAAGAAGAAGCATATGACTCTGGTGATGTTATTAGTACAACTGATACAGAGGTATATGAGTGGGGTGTTAACTAAAGAAAGGAGATTGTCATACAAATACTTAATCTTGAGTTTGTAAAATGGTTGATTGTAATGCTTATATCAATACCAATTACATTCTTATTAATAATAGCACTTGTAGTTACTGTAGATAACTACACTCTAGACGACTAGAGGTTATATTGAGAGCATCGTAACTGGTGCTCTCTCTTATGACCTAAAGTTAACCTAAACTAGCTACAGTCTTTATTGGCCCCATCGGGAGAGGTCTATTCTAAGAATCAAAGAGTAGTCCTTTTTTCTCGCCTTTCTCCCCGCCACCCCTAAAGATGTAGAGATATATGGGAACTTTGCCACCGCAGAACTCTAATGTTTTTTGCCATCTGGTTTTGCATCTGAGTCTGGGCTGGGACTTCATTACACACACGCCAATGATTTCTTTTTTACGCCAAATAAATTTATTAAGTGTGTAACCTTTTCTGGTGTCTGGTTGTCTAAGTGTTGTAAGCTATTGAAAGGATTACAATGACTATATATAAAGTATCTGGCTATTACTTGGACAATAAGCAAGAGATTACTGATTGTTTGATTACTGATACTGACGATTGTATTAAAGACTTATATGGCGAGGAAGTTGATTTGCCTATGGGTTTGACTGATGATGACATCTTTTATTATGGAATGGATGTTCCAGTAGAGATGGGTAATGACGAGTTTAAGATTACAAAGTGGGAGGTTGTGTAATGGAATTAACATTAAAAGATGTGATGGACTATTTACAAAAAGAGATTGTAGATATTTGTTTGGAAGCACAAGAAGAAACTGATTTACCAATGCCTAAGATTGGTGAGCAATGGGAAGACAACGTTAGCTTTTATGCGGGGTATTTCAACGCATTAACTAATGTAGTTTCAGATTTAAGAGACGGTAGTAAATTTATTAAGGGAGAGTAATGGAAGTATTCAGTAGTTGGGTATTAGGTTGGTTTGCTACGACTATTCCTTGGGGTCTGGTAAAAGAAGATGTTGCAGAGATTGTTGAAGAAACGGCAATCTATTACACATCAACCAATGATTTGTCCTTTTGGTATAAGGAGAATGTGTAATGGGTAGAAGGGGACTATATGTTGTATGCTGATAAAAAGATTGTGAAATTATTCACTTATGTCTATTACACACAAGCAAAGTATTGGTACTTTAGATACAGATGTAATAACATTTATAATAATTTTCTGGCTGATTACTTTCCAAATTTCTGGAGAGCAGAAAGAAGATATCTTAAAGGCATAGTTTATCGTTACCGATTACACAAAAAACTTGGTGTATGGTTTAGACCAATCGTAAAAAATAAAAGAAGTGATGTCTTATTTCACAATGTCAATGTGTATCTAAGTATGTGGGAGTATTACTCTGGTAAAAAATACTACCTCAGTCGTTATCTTAAGAAAGCTATAACTTCCTAACGTTAGTCGCCATAAAAGGTAACAACACCTACCTCAGTTTTTCTATCAATCTATGAGGACAACTAACGCTAGGAACTTACAACATCTCTATTTGTAATTGTTGAGCAATCCATAAAGCTATTTCATCTTTTTCTTTTCCTACTTGTGACTGAACCATCAATGCCCATTGGTCATAAGCATCTTGTGAAACTTTTAACTTATACTTACCTACCTTTATCGTTACATCTTCTTTCTCTTGTGTAATAGGTTCTTCCATCGTCTTTAAAATATCATCCATATCATCTAAATCCCAACCTGTTCCATCTAAAGAACCTGTTTCTTGCAGTATGTTGTGTAATGATTCCAGAAGAAGGTCATCATTCCAACCACCTAGTTCTGTTAATCTATTATCGGCAATGAGATATGCCTCTGCTTCTCCGTCATTTTCCATATCTATTTCATGGCATGGCACTAACCATGTTTCATTATCTACAAATATGTTCTTTGGTGCGTCATAGTTACCTTCTTTCAAGGTCTTTAATGCTTTGATTCTTCCATGACCTGCAAGTAATTTATTTGTTTTTTTATCTATTAATACTGGTTGTGTGTAACCAAATCTAATCATTGACTCTGTTAAAGTTCCAATGTCGTGGTCTTTAGCATTCCTATCTGCCTCTTGTACTTCGTATATATCTACGTACTTATACCACTTCTTATCCATTACTCTTCTTCAACTCCTGCACTTAACTCCATTTGTTTTTGGCGTAACTTCTTAATACTACTTTCTAAAGACATAAGTTGTTGTTGCCAAACTAAATGTTGGTCTTGTTGTTGAAACTTAGATGGCTCAATCAATGTCATAGCAAAGTGATTACCTTCTAATTCTTTCAACTGTTTAGAAACAATTGTTGCCTTGTCTCTTTCTGATATATAAATATAATCCATTACTCCTCCTCACATGCGCACTTATAAGTATCACACCAACTACACCATACATTAATTGATGCATAATCAAGTTGATATTTAGCCATCTTCTCTGAATACATTTGGTGCAATCCTCCTAAGTACTTCCATATCTTTTTTTAATTCTAATTGTTGTTGCATTTTTTCATTAGCTTGTTGTTTAAGTTTTCTGTCATACCAAAACAAAAATATTTTATCGTCTATCTTACTGTAAAGTTTTATTATGTAATCAAACATCTTTGACTCCCTTAAAAACATATTTGTATTGTGGTGATTGATGGTTGTGTAATGGTTCATCACAACGCTCTTTATCAATTACCCAATCATATTCGTGTCTTAAGGTCCATATCAATGCACCAAATCTTGGTATGTAATGTTCCATAAAGTCAGAATGACACACATCTCTTTGTGTATAAAACAACTTCATTACTTTATCCATTTGTGTAACAGGTTCTATAGGGACGTTAGTTGGCTCACTGAGGAAGAAAGTTTTTTGGGCGTAAGATTCCTCTTCCTCAGTAATACCATCATCAGCCCACTCTGTTAAAAAGTTACTAACTTCATACTGAGTAGACATAATTCTCCTTAGAACGGTGCTTCGTTCTCTCCGTAGTCAGTTCTTGCTACGGGTTCTGGTTGTTTCTCCACCGCACCTAAAACTTCTTTAGCGCCATCGATTCCGCTTTTATATGTGTTAGATTCTTGAACAGAGCCATCACCTTGATATCTCACGCCACCTACTGTTTGCCAATCCAAAAGAACTGCAACTGTATCAGCAGTGATAACCATTTGAGTTTTCTCGTTACCATCTTGACCAGTCCATTTTTCTTCTGTTAATCTACCTTTAACATCAACACGCATTGTGTTTTTATCATCGGGCCATGAAGCCATTAAGTTCTCACCTAAAGCACCCCACATCTTTACAGTTACCCACATATCATCTTTATCACCATATGTTTTTATAACCATTCTTGTTGAAGTAATCGACTTGCCTGTGCCTGTCATTCTTACTTCTGGTTTTGTCATATTGCCTTGCAATAACACTTGATTATTACTTGCCATTACTACTCTCCCTCGTATTTTTTAATTGTTCCAACGGCTTATGTATTGGAAACCACTCTAGAAATTTTGGCTTAGCTGATTCCCATGGTTCATCTAAATCCCATCGACTAGAGTCCTCATGTTTTTCTGCTTTTCCATTTTTAAATCGTGTAATCATTTTATCATAAACTGCATGTGCAAAACTATCGTATCCATTTAATTCAAGATACTCTATTAAACCACCTGCATTTTTTTGAAAGTAATCAGTACCACTGGGTAATTGATTATGTGATTCAGCTTCTTCTTCAAATCTTTTCCATGTCTCGTGACACACTTGAAAGAACTTAGGTAAAGAAAAAAATTCTGAACTACTTTTATAGTATAAGAATAATGAATCCCAAATAACTTTTTTTGGAATTAGTTTGTAGTCATCAAAGATAGAAACTACTTCGTCATCTGACCAGTTAACAGGCCAACGAGTGTTTATCCATTGTACTATTGCAACCCAGTCTTGTTTGGTAATTGTTTCGTTTAACTCATTTGTATTACTATCACTCACTGTATTCTCCTTTATAATTTATTGTAACTAACAAGCGTGGATATTTCACGTCCACTTTGTAGGAACAGTTCCTTTTAATAGATTTATTAAGCGACATTTGCACCACTCCTTATACAGTTAGCACATTTTTGTGTTCTTATATTTTTTAAACCACCACAGTCACATTGTTCAAATTTGTTTAGTAAATCATCTGCCCAAAGCTTTGTATCTTCTAACCCTAATAGATATGAGTCAACTAAATAGAACTCATCCCAACTAGGTCGATTTACTTCAGAAAAGTCTGTACCTAAATCAATCTGTTTTTGTCTGATATCAGCTCTTATGTCTTCACTTAAATTATAGTCATCGATATCACGACAATCTCTGTGGTGTTGCTCTAAGCTTTCAGCTGAACAATCTAAAATATACTCAAACCACATGTAGTCTTCGTAATCTTCTTGTGGAACTGCCCAATTGCAATTGGTGTGCAGTAGTCTAAGTTGTTTTATATAAAACATTCTGAATACTGTATCAAATTTTTCTTTGATTAAAGCAGTAGCATAATGTTCAGTGTTCCAATTAGGTATCATTACTTAATCTCCAGTATCTCTTTCGTATCTAATTCATTAAAGATAGACTCAGCAACTATATAGTCATAAAAGCTAAGGCCTGCATCTATAAATCTTTTTCTACTAAATCTTTTAGTATCTTTTTCTGCATATCTTTGAATGTTAAAAAACAATTCTGCGCTTTTAGTTAATAATTTTTCGATACTATCTCTATCAAGTTCACAAGCAACACCTGTCAACGCCATGTGTAATGACGCTGACCTGGTGCCACCATTTGAATGCACATTATTGTTATCAATATATTTTTGTAAAAGTTCTATACAGTTCATTGTGTTACCAACCTACTGTAAACTTTATCAGTCAATGGACTCTGACTACCCTTGATAGTCCTCATCGCTATGACTTCCTCCCTTTTATATTTTCTAACTGGTGCATACCATTGTTCGTATTCACTATAAGCGTTCAACAAAGCCCATGCTGATTTATCGTGTTCTGAAAACTCTGGGTTTAAAAACCTTTGTGTAATAGCAAATCTTGCTTGCTCACGATTCTGAACTTGTGAAGCATTTGTTTTATCTTCATTAAGTTCTACTGTGGGAACCATGCTATCTAAGATTTCATAGAATGAATCTTTAGTTACTTGTTGTTCAATTAGTTTTTCCATTTCTTCTTGGAATGAATCAACATATTTGTAGTTTATTTCTAATAACTTTCTAGCTTGGTCAATCTTTGAATGCACATTGTTAGTGTGTCTGAAACCAAAGCTTGTTGCGTTATCTTTTAGAGCTAGTGCTAATGTATTAGAACATACAACTCTAATAGGTGTAGTCATCCCTTTTATAGCAGTACTACCATCATGACTGTTTGTTAATAGCAAGTAAGGAATTGTTTTGTCTTCACCAACAACAATATCTTTACCTAAATTAATTAACATCCATACAATCTTTCCACCATACAAACTTCCTGCTGTTTCATACTTAGCCTCACTGTCGTCTAGTACTGTGTCTAAGAAATCAAAACATTCTATATTCTGTATTGGTGTGTAACGATTACCCACAACGCCAAGAACTCTATCATCAGAATTTCTAACGGTTGCATAATGGTCTGGAACATCAATAAGACTTGATACATCTGTATTGTTGTCTTCTTGAAATGTTGCTAGTTCTCTTAGGCTTACTGTCCAATCAAGACCTGCTTTTACTATTGCTTCAGAAGAAGTTAAAGCTCCTTCAGTTACATTACCTATTCTGTGCCATGGAATTTCCCTAGCACTAAACATTGTTTCTACTTCTGCGGGCATTACTTACCTTCTTTCTCGTGTTCTATTATTTCTTTCATCCAACTAAGTGCTTCTATCCAACCGAAATATAATGGCAATACTTTTGTATTGTTATCTAAGTCTCCATAAGATATTTCCTCTGCCATAAGCTTTAGTTTTTTAATAGGCGTTTCTCTACTCACACCTGTGTTGTGTTCCATCAACTCTCTCACTTCCCAATCTTGTTTCTCTAAATCAACGATGAGATTGTTGAGAGTTTTATTTATTTTTGTCATATAAATCTTTCTCCTCCCCATTTTCCAGTGCTTGCAAATACTTTGGTGCTTTGCTCTCTGGAAGAATAGTTACATTGTTGTTTGTTACTTCTTTATAAAACAAAGACTCGACAATTGTGTTTGGGTCTTGGCCTCTTTCAGTAGCTACTGCTTTTATACCAGTCAGTCTGAACTCTGGTCGAACAACTGCTCTCCAGTCTTCTCCCAAATAGTCAAGAACTTTTTCCTTATCGTAAGGCTTGTAAGTAGTACTAGGCCTGCCGACAATAACTTTTTCATTAATCTTGATAGCTTTTCCTTCATATCTTTCTCCTAATTCAATTGTCATTCTCTCTTTTATTTTTCTCCCTGCTGTAATAACATCCTCTATTTTCCTCATAAGAGTCATAAATTCTGCTATGTCCTCTGGAAATTCTATATCCATAACGTCAGATTCTTCTATGTTTGAGTCATCATTGTTATAAGTTAGTTCAAGATTCTTTGCTGTAAACTTTACTCTATTTACAGCATCGTCTAGAATTTCATTGTAGGACGATTGGTTATTATCCAATTGTATCCTCCTTGTTAGTACCCAATGAAGAGAGACTTCGGTCTCTCTTCAACTCAATAGAAAAAGATTGTAATTTTTTATTGGATACATCTCCAGTCATTACATCTTCATCCATTGTAAAAGTTGTATGATATTTAAGTGTCCAGTCTTTCATACTGAATACATCTTTACTTTTCATATCTTTACGCTTTATTGCCATAAATTTTTTCTCCTTCCCCTATTAGACCTAAATAAATCTATAAAGGTTACATAAAATATTATCTTTTTCCTTTTACGTATTTGTAGAACCATCTAGTCCTCATTTCAATGACGTATGTGTAATCAATAAGCTTCCACAGTAGCCTCCTAATTACTCTCATTCTTCCTGCTCACTACTGAAGGTCCACTCTTCTTTTGCGTTAAACTTAGACCATACATCCCACTGTTTCATTGTTTCATCTCCATATTTAACACTCCATACTTTATTCATATTTTTAATCTGCTCTTTAGATTGCTCATAATCTTTTCGACTATTGTTCCTACCAGTTGCATTAGCCCAATCAATTACGGTTTTAGTCTTCCATAATTTAGTTCTACCTTTATTGATAGAAGCATCTGGCTTTGGTAACACATACCTTTGTTGCCATTGAGATACAGTAGAAGGTTTAACACCTAATACTTCTGCTATCTCATTAACTCCCAGTGGGTAATCCTCGAAAGAATATTCCTCTGCGTTTTGATTGCTCATTATTTCCTCCAATATATATTTTGTAAAATTCTTCTGGACTCTTTTGATTGTATTTATCATACGAACAGTCCCATCTGTATTTATTAATAAATGATTGTGCATTATCAAATCTGCTACCGACTTCTTTAATACAGAACCTACAATAATCAGTGACATGTGGTCTGTGTTGTGGATAAGGTCTTACTAAGTAATAATCCCAATAATCAACAGTGGTACAGCCTTCTGTTTTACATTCTTTGTTTACAGCTAAATCAAAGTCTATAAATTTTTGTTTTCTTTTCTTGTTCGACATTTGAAATCTTTCCATACATTGTCGACAGTTAGACTGAAGACCACCACTTTGACGTTTAGATAAATCAAAATATCTCCTATGCTTTACGACTTTACAAGCTGTACATTTTTTTTCACTAGCAATTTTTGTTGGGTCGTATTCTTCTTTTCTTTTCTCATAGTAAGCACTCACTTGTGCAATACTACATTCTTTACAAGTTCTAGAATATCCATGTCTTGTCTTTTCAGAATTATGAAAATCTGCAACTGGCAATGTTAATTTACATCTGTAACATTTTAAAGTTTCTGGATTGTCTAATTTATGTTCTCTTATTCTTATTGCTTCATCAAACATATCAGCAACTTTTTGATTCCTAATTTTCCAATACTGAACATAGTTCTCATTGACATCAACAAAAGCAAAAATACTCTTCATAGCAACGTAAGGTTTGTTAGCCAATATGTCTGTATACTCTTTTATCTTTTCAAAGTTTGGTGACTCACCATATGTAGAAATCATTCTATCCCTACCCATGTCTGTACCAAATGTTTTTTTATACAATATTCTTACGGCCTCTCTCGTTGTTTTGAAAACATCAGCCCAAGCTTGTATTGTATAATCGGGATAGATTTCAATTAAGACTTTAAATGTATCTGCATCGGGTAATCTCTCATGTCTCATCTTGTGAATTGGACATATCATCATCTTCTTACTTAAAGATACTGAATCATCGTGTATCATTTCACAATCAATATAAAAATATTTATATATTTCTTTTATTTGTTCGTCGTTAAATTGAGCCATTGCGGGCATATATTCCTCCTTTTTCCCCTATTAGACCTTAATGTTTTCAAAAAGGTTACATAATAATTTTATGTACTTGTATAGATTAAACTGTATACCCCACCTTGTCAAGGATTTAAATTAAAAACCTTTCTTTTTTCTGTATGAGTATTAAAATAAGTATGAGATGAGAGAACAACTTAATACTCTAAATGAAAGCTTTAGCTTTTACTTTAGTGACCACAGGGTTGATGTAGAACCTAGCGTTGATGGTGTGCTTTACAATGCACACATCTACAGAGTTATGGGTGGTAATGATTACCCTCTTGACTTTGCTTACGTTGAGACAATTACATCAATAGCAATTGAGGAAGCTGGAGAAAAAGCTAGGCAATATATATTAAATAAATTAACTGTGTAACCTTTTGTTTACTTAGTTGGTCTAAGTAGCAAAAGAACAGAAGGAGATTTATTTTGATTGCAGAATGTATGCTATTTTTAGCATTGAGTACTGTACCTTCAGTTGGGCAGGAAACACAATTTATAAACACTCACATGGAATGTCGTGATGAAATTCCAAATTCTATGACACAATATTCCGACTTATACTTAGAACATTTTGACTTTGATAATATAGACACAGCTGTACGTATAGGTTGGTGTGAATCAAGAGGTAAATCAAACGCATATAGGACTGACAATAAAGATACTGGTGTTATGCAATTCGTGCCTTGGACATGGAACTGGGTTGCAGAAACCTACGACCTACCAATGTGGGACGAGTGGATAATACTTCGTTGGGGTAGACCTTATGATTTTAAAGGTAAGACATATCGTACTAATATAGGTTTTGAACAAATAAGAGTTCAGTACTCTCCGTACTACAATATATTGTTTGCTTCAATTTTAGCAGAAGATATTTATGGTAGAACACAATGGAAAGATTGGAACTCTAGTAAATGGTGTTGGGAAGATGTAGATAAGTGGGAAAGAAAATGGAAAGCAGAGATATCACAATAGTATTTTGTCGTGTTTGTAAAAACGAATTAGTACCAAGTGATGTAACAACTATTTGTGATGGCTGTCTATTTAGTTTAGGTGATAGGGAAAATGGAAGAAGATAAATCTTATTACGATGATGACTATGGGTTTGATGATTTAGACTATGAACTATAGACCATTACCAGACGAAGTAAGTATAAAGAAATCTAACATAGAAGGCTTAGGTTTGTTTAGTACTTGCGCAATAAAAGAAGGTAAGAACTTAGGTATGACTCACTATAAAGCACCAGAACTAGAGAATGGTTTATGTAGAACACCACTAGGTGGTTTTATAAATCACAGTGACACACCTAATTGTGAGTTGATAGGAATAGGAAAAGGTAAGTATTTAATTACATTAAAAGATATAATGCCAGACGAAGAGATAACTCTTGAATACACAATGTATAAAGTTGATAAGGTATTATAGGATATGGACAAAAACAATTCATTCGACGGAATATTTTTTGAGATGATGAAAGAAGCAATTAAACAGGCTTCTTTTGAAATGTTTGCTGAATCCCAACAATCATTTGATGTATCTCAACAAGAAATGGAGAAACAACTTAACGCAATTATACAAGAAGTTGATGAACCAAAATCATTAACTATAGAAAGAATGCAAGAAATTGTTGAAGACTATAGAGAGATGGGTGAGTTCGCAAGTGTAATGGATGGTATTGGTTATTTTAAAAAACCAAAAGATGTCATTGACTTGCTACTAAAACCAGAGATGTACAGACAACAATACTTTCTTTGGGTTGAATTAGGTAGACCAAAGAAGAAGGATGAGATGTACGAAAAATTTGGCCAAGCAGTTTGGTCAAGAGAAAGTAAAGAGTGATTTGCAATTTTAAATTCAATTCACTAGGGTAACAATGTTAGACAAGGAGGAATAAAATGGCTTGGATAAAGTCAGAACAAGCATTAGCAACACACCCTAAGTTGTTACTGCTTTCAAAAGATTTAGGGGTATCAGTACCATCAACAGTAGGACACCTTCATTTATTATGGTGGTGGGCTTTAGATTATTGTCAAGATGGAGTTCTTACAAAGTATAGAGACTTCATTCCTTTGGCCGCACAATGGGAAGGTGATAAAGAACTTTTCATTGATAGTCTTATAAAGCATGGTTGGTTAGACTTAATAAATTTAGCAGAGGGTTCTGATAAAGAAGATTTAGTCATACACGACTGGATGGATTACACAGGCAATTTAATTATTGTAAGAGAAAAAGATAGAGAGCGTAAGAGAAAAGCTAGAACATCTAAGAACTCTAAGAATTCTAATAACAAAGATGACTGGGAAGTATCTGAATCGCTTAATAAATCTACTAAGCCTGTCCAGAGGACGTCCGTCGGACATCCAGAGGACGTCCAGACACCGTCCGCCGTGAGAGGAGAAGAGAGGAGAGGAGATGAGAGTAGAGGAGAAGAGATTATATTAGCTTCTAACGAAGCAGAAATAATAGAACCAACTTCAATAAGAACAGTATTTAGTGCATTGTGTAATGCATTTGGGTATAACTCATCAGATTTAACTCAATCTTCTAGGGGTATGTTGAATAAAGTAGCTAAAGAATTATCAGAAGTAGGTGCAACTGCGTGGGATATAGAGCAAAGAATGAAGAATTATGCTTTGACTTACGGTAAGAAACCTACACCAACTGCTTTAGCTAAGCATTGGACTGATATGATTCAAGCAAATCCACAGATAGATAGTAGAACTCTTAGCAAGTTGCAATCAAGTGCTATAAGTAAAAGCAATCTACAAAAGTGGGCAGAAAATTAAAATAACCTGTAACTAATTGTAAACACAGGTTGTCTAAGTAACTATAGGAGGAAATTATGGAACAATTATTTGAACTCTCGAGAACATTTCCCGAGAAGTTTATTCACAAAAACCCTACAGGGTTTGGAGATTACATACAGCATTCAGTAATTAGACAAAGATTATTAAGTGTTGTAGGGCCTTATTCGCAGGAAGTAAAACACATCATTCGTGAGACACTTACTGATAAGCAAGGTAAAGATAAAGAAGTTATTACAGGCGTAGTGCTTGCATTAACTGTAGAAATTGATGGAGAGGTTGTAACTGTTGAGGAAGCAGGAGATGTAGAACAACCATTTAACTGGAAGACTGATGGTGCTCGTATGAAAGATGCAATATCAGATGCAGTTAAAAGATGTGCAATGGCTATGGGTGTAGGTCTACATTTATGGGCTCAGTTTGATGGGCAATCAGAATACTTTCTTGATAAACAATTAGAGAAAGGTATCGAAGATGGAAAATCAAATTGAGGAAGTTGAACAAATATTAATTGATACTTTAGATACATTAGTCACGACTTATAAAGGTACAGGACTTTACGCAGATGACGATGTAAGAATTGACATTGCCATGAAAGTTGTAAAGATACTTGAAGGCCTTAATAATTTAGAGATGATGTATGGAATGAAGTTCGAGTTTGACATGGATATGTTAGATGAGGAAGGGGAAAGCGAAGATGAGTAATACAAATTTGTATCCAACCAATGGGTTCGTGATACAAGACAGAGAAGGGTTTAGAACTTTTCAATATGAAGAGACTGTAAAGATTCTTAAAAAGAAAAACAGTCCTAAGTTAAAAGACCAAGAGTATATGAAAAGACTGAAGTTAAATATTTACGGTCAGAATTGGAAAGGTTAATATGCCTACTCAATATTTAAGTGGTAGTAAAACTAAATATGCTACTCGTAAAAGTAAGCAATATGAAAAAGGTAGGGTATGTAGCAATGTTAATTGTGATGTGACATTGTCTTTGTACAACCACAGAACAGAATGTTTTAATCACTACGGGTTTAAGCAACCAAGAGTTCGTGGTAGACAACACCCAAGTCAAAAGAAATAAGGAGAGTTATGGACGACAAAAAAATTGCGGAAGAAGAAGGTGTTTACATCTATGAAACAGAAGACCCAAAGCAGAAATTTAATGAATTGTCTGTAACCTTTTACTTCCCAATAGGGTCTAAGTTACAAGGAGCTATAGGAAAAGTATTGGGAGAGTTAGTTAACTGTACTGATATCGAATATTCTATAGACATGTGGACGAAAGTTGAGGAAAATGAATAGAGCTGAAAGAAGAGCTAACAAGTCTAAAAAAGGCGGGAAATATATAGGCCTTAATAAAAATAGACAGACACAAGTTGGAAGACTAAAAAAATATTAGAGGAGGAATAATGCCTAACTGGGTAGATAATAAGTTAACAATTGAAGCAGATAAACAAACAATAGATAATATTTTCAATAAGATTAAATCACAACAGTTAAATGATTCTAAAGTTTATCAAATAGCTTTGGGTTTATATCCAATGCCTAATGATATTACTTATGTCATGGGTACTGGTGGCAGTGAACAATATGCAGTATTGCAAGATAAAATTGTAAGGCCACCATCAGTTACTAACCTTGTTGATAAAAATTATGATGAAAGATTAGAATTTGTAGACCTTACAGAAGTTCAGAAAAGAGATTTGAATGAAAAACATGGTGCTACTAATTGGTATGACTGGAATGTAAAAAACTATGGAACTAAGTGGGGTGACTGTAGAACAGAGTTGATTAATCACGAAGAGTCTAAATTGGAATTTGTGTTTGAATCCCCATGGAGTCATAGTGCGGTGTTAGCACAAAGAATATCAGAAGATTATAAAGCATCAGTGGAACTTAAGCATTACTCAATAGAGAATTGGGAGAAGGGTATGTTCTTATTTGAAGAAGGTACTTTACATAAGTCTGAGTATGAATTACTTGGAGACCCCGATGAAGTATTAGTACCAGTGAGTGAAGAAGAGTAATACAGATGATGGGTAAAGTTTCTAGTAGAATAGTAGGTAGCTTTAGGGCGGTATGTTTCGCCACGGGGTTCGCCTCCTTTCCTCGGGGAATTTTATACCGCCCATCTTTATTTTTAGGGGGTGACAGGGATAGACTTATTGTTTTGCGGGACAGCGTTACAAGAAGTAACTGGGGTTCAATTCCCCACACCTCCACTAATATCACGCGAGTGATATAATGTTTCATAAAGAAAATGGGGAGGTTGAAGTTCATACAGAAGTTGTCCTCTGTGTGGTCTCCTTTCTAACCTCTCTATCTTCCTTTGTGTAACATACAGCTATCTGTAATGCAGGTAGCTTGAACTGAAAGGTGCACTCCGTTAAAAGCGGACTCTTGCGAATGCATCGTTCGGTTCAAGGTACTTGCTTATAAGAATTTGTAAGTACTTGGCTACTGAAGAATAGGGTAATACCCAACAAGTAGGTAGCTTGTAGCACATAGCAGAGTTAAAGGTCTGCAGACACTTTAAACGATTGCTAAAAACTGTTGTGTGTTACAAGCTATCTATTAGTTCAGAACCATATTGGGATTGAAGTTGTAATGACTGAAAGTTTCAAGTCAGTATGGATTAGTAGGTAGCTTGTAGCACATAGGACAATGGGTGTTATTACACGACTTAAATGCGTGGCATTGAAATAATATGCGACCCTCTCTGATAACATCAATGAGTGGTTATCGCTTCACTGATAACATCATTAGATGTCTTGTGTGTTACAAGCTATCTATAAGGAGAAATAGTGGAAGAATTAAAACACAATTTATTTGTGTATGGAACATTAAGAGAAGGTCAATCGCGTAACAATGTGTTTCGTGATGCAGAATATATAGGTGTCAGGAAGACCAAACCTCATTACACAATGTATAGTCTTGGTGCGTTCCCTGCGTTATCAACTCTTGGTAATACAGAAATAGTTGGAGATGTATATAAAGTATCTGATTACACATTAGAATTGTGCGATATGATTGAGGGACACCCTAGTTTTTACCAGAGATTACCTATTGAATTGCAAGATGAGTCTATAGAAGAACCATTTGCATACTTTATTGTAAATAGAAATTGGTCTGGACACGCAAAGATTGATAGTGGTAATTGGGTAAAGGAACTCATATAGTCCCCTTCTACCCATTACACATTCTCCTTATACCAAAAGGACAAATCATTGGT